GCTACGATACAGAATGTTTGGGGCAATGCTACGATACAGAATGTTTGGGACAATGCTACGATACAGAATGTTTGGGACAATGCTACGATACAGAATGTTTGGTACAATGGATTGTATAAAGATTATAGAGGCATTAAGCCCAAACTATATTTAAAGAAAAATGCTTTCGAAATAGTATTGATTGATTAAACAAACAACTTTATGACACTACAACAAAAAGAAACACGATTGAATCAGGAATTGGCAAATGAACCCGCAGCGATAATAAACGCCCGTTTCCTCTATCTTACAGACACGAATCGAAGAAACTATTGTTCCCCCACTTTATTATCTAAAAGGGTAAGTAGTGGAAAGGTAGGGAGTTTAATTAAGGTTTTAGATAGGGGGTATTTTAACCAACTTACAGAGGGATATTTTGACAATTAATCACACTAAAAAATAAATACAAATGAAAAGTAATGAAATTTTAAAGGCTATCGGATTGCCTAAAAGCAAGTACAATAATGCACATTGCAGTAAGTTAGCAAGTGTTTACTCCCTCTTAAAAGAAGTTAAAGGGGATATTATTAGTGCTGAAATAGTAGGCAGCGAAGAACTATTTTTTGGTAGAGATACTGAAAATAGTTACGATTGGAAACGAGGCAAAGAAATAAAGGTAAATAATGAAGGTCAAAGCATTAAGGCTGAAAAAATAAAAGTAGTTACTTCTTATGGTGGGGTTTATTCGTTTGCTATCCCAATTGAAAATGCTTTTTATTATTCAGTTTTAGACTTGTTGGGGATTTCTTACAAAGATACTAAGGTAGAAATAACAGAATTTAAGATGGGTGTGATTTTAGTTCCCGAAATTTTGGATGACATTAAAAGGGCAGCAAAGTTCGTAAGCAAGGATGACTTAAAACCACAATTAGGATGTGTTTGTTTGGATTTTAGCGGCGAATGTGTGCAAGTGGTCGCCACCGATGCACATAGGCTTTATTTGAGCCGCAAAAGGGGATATGAAAGGAACGATAAAACCCCGTTCAAAATACTAATTAGTGCTGAATCAGTAAAAGAACTATGCAGCGTAAAGGTTGACTACGAATCCCCTATTACTATCAAAGTAGTGGACAAAGAAACGGCTTATTTCAATGATATTAAAGTAAGCCTTTACGATGGGTACCAAAAGTTCCCAGACTACAAAGCAGTAATCCCCACTTACGATACATCTATGGTATTTGATAGAAAGGATATGATAAGCAATGTCAAAAAAGTAATGCCTTACTCTAATAAGTCCACAATGCAAGTAAACTTTCATTTGAACGGTAAAATAGAAATGATGGCAGAAGATAGGGATTTCGAGTTTGGCACTACTGCATCTTTCCCCTATGTATCAAAAGACTTTCAAGATACTGATATAGCCTTTAATGGGAAGTTCTTAGTTGAAACTTTGGGGGTATTCAAAAGCAGCGAAGTATCTATGTTACATAATGGAATCCCAACTAAGCCCGCTATTTTTACTGATGGCAGCGAACGAGTGTTAGTTTGCCCCTTAATGATAAAGGACTAATTTTTTAAACAATTAAAATAAATAAGTTATGAGTACAGAAAGTAAAAATCTTGTTAAGGTTATGGTTATAACCAATTGCCCTTGTTGTGGGAAAAGTGATAATGTAAGAAAAGATTATGACTACCCAAAAACTTTGAGATTATGCGACACTTGCGGATGCGACTTCGATACTGATAAACAAACAATTTTTAACACAAAAGAAAGTGTTTGCTGCAATAAGGAAAGCGGAAGGCAAAATATTATAGGCTACAATTGTAGCACACTAAAGTGAAGCGATTATGATAAAAAAGATTTTGTCTATTTTCAAAAAGAAAAATTACAACAAAGAAGGGTACGGGAACTTTCTTATGTTAAAGATAGATTTAGATAAGGATAAGCGAAAATTTAATGCAGCGAATCCTAAGCCCGTTTACAAAATATCTAAAATTATTGACCCAAACAATCAGTAAACATATTTAATCACTTTTAAACATTTTTAAGCAATGGAAATAGGATATATTAAAGGGGATATTGTAATCCTTAGAATAGTGGGAAAGATTACAGAAGTAACTTTCTCACATTATAGCGGGAAGAAAGGCAAAGGGAACTTTTTCTTTGATTTTTTAGGAAACAAATATAATCTCAACCAAATAGCGTAACCAATGGCAATATTATCAGTAGCAGAGTACACAAAGAATAAGAATATACGGTTATCACTTCCCTTTAAAATGGATAAAGAAGGGGGTAAATACTATCACAAGGGGGGATGGATAGACAAGCAGCGTTTAGACGAAATTTACCCAATAGATTTGCCTTTTGCAGAGAATAGGCGTAAGGGAGAAAACCCCGAAGTAAGCAAACGTTTTATTCATAATCAAAAAAGTTATATGTAATGGACAAGTATAAGTTGCAATCAGCGATTAATAAAATTAACGATAATCTTCGGTTGGGGAAATGTAAAAACCCCTTTGCAGCAAAGAACAAAAAGAAGCAATTACAAAGGGAACTAAGGGCAATATTGCAACAAGAATTTGAAGCTAAATAAATAAATTATGTACTCAATAGAAGTTCAAGAAGAACAAACAAGAAAGACTTTAATAACCTATGAAGGAACAATAACCCCACAAATAGGGGATATATACGCAGGGTCTATTTTAGGGAAAGGCTTCTCTCAAATAGTAGTAGGTAGGTTACTAATCCCCGCTTGCCCAAAAAACATTGTAGTATTTGTTAAAGATGCGTATATAAATGAGTAAGCAAGAAAGCCCCTTTATAAGATGTTTTAGGCTGTATTTCATAGTAGAACGGGAACAAAACAAAGTAAGAAAAGCCCTACTGAAAAGTAAAGACAATAGTGTTGTTATCCCCCTTACTAACCGTTACGATATTTTGCAGCGAAGAAAAGATAGACTTAACCGTATTAAACTTAAATTATGACAATAAGTGACAAGGCATTAGCGTGGTGGGCGGCGTTAAGCCCAGAAGAAATAGAAGATTTATATACCATCAGTACTATTGGGGAAACTTTGCCAACCATAGACCCAGAAATATTCATTGAAGGTGTCGAAAATGGGATTTTAAAAGGTTACGATGCCCCCCTTGCAAAAAGAAACTACCAAGTAGCGGAATATCTATGGCAAGAACTATTAGGAGTAGTTATGATTAATGAAAGTGGCAGAACCCTAAGCAGCGAAGAAATAAAGTCTTGTAGGGATGCACTAGAAAAACAGCGACCCATTAAGCAGTAAAACAAAAGCCCTTACGATTTGTAGGGGCTTTTTTGTTGGGTTAGAATATCCCTTTGCCATTGGATAGAAACATTATAGTGAATATAACGGGCTTCTAGTTCGTCCTTTGCCTTTTTCACTTCTTCTAGGTTATGTCTCCCCGTGATAGGTACTAGAAAAACTTGCATTAAATTACCTTTCGTTTCATAGGGGATATTATTGCTTGTGTGCTTAATTACTGCCATTAAATTTCGTTTTCGGTGTGAACATTATCCCAATCATCATCTTGCCAAATTAGAAGGGGAGTAAGTGGTGTTTCTTGCATCTTGATTATTGTTTAGTGGGGTTATTGTAATTGGTTGTCCGAAAATCCCCGTAGGACGATATTTTTTCAGTTCTTGTCGTAGGGTGATGTTCTTGTTTATTAGTTCGTTCTTTTCTCTTTGTAGGCGTTTGTTTAATCCCTTTAATTGGGCGAAATCCCGTACTAAATCATTGTACTCTTGTTCTAGTTGTTCGTATTCTTTTTGGTCTTGAACATTTAGTTCCAAGTGGGCTTTCAGTAGTTCTATATCATTGTAAGTAACAGTATCACTTACTGCTAATTGGTCTACTACTACATCCCTAGAATGCAATACTGTCGTGTGGTCTCGTCCCCCGATAGCATCGCCCAAACTCATTAAAGAAAACCTATAATAAACCCTTCCAATATAGCAATAATACTGCCTTATCTTTACTAAGTCCCTAAACCTTCTTTTACTTTTTATACTGACATCATCAGCATTAAACAAAGTACATATTTCTTCTAGTAGTTGTTCAGGTGTTGTTATGAGTATCAAAATCTTATAAAATTTAGTCGGTTACGAAAATAAGGATTGTTGTTGAAATTCCCCTACCTTTTCTAAGACTTCTTTAGTGGGGAGTGATTGCGTTGCATTATCAAAATTAGTCTGTAATCCGCTATCATTTGGAGTAGAAACCAAAAGGTATTGTGCATAAGTACAAGTGTTGTTAAACCTATCGTGGGCGGTCTTGGGGACTGTTGAAATATCCCAACCCCCACGCCTTAATAACAAGATGCTTTGCCCTATCCTAGTATGCCCGTAAAGCTGAATTGCTTGCCAACTCGTAATTGTTTTGTACTTCATTAAGTGGGCTACTACTTTCCCGTGCTTAGTTACCTTAGCCGATTGTGTCGGATTTTTCTTTTCCATTTTCTTTTATTTTAGTATCAACAAATAGTTTTACCATATCCCAATGTTCTAGGTCAATGAAACACTTCTCATCAAAAGGGGAGTTAAAGTCGTTAGTAAATATAATGTTCCCGAACCCCACTTCAACAGAATTATGTTTATCGTATTTAAAAACTTCACTCATAATGTTTGTTTTTCAAGTCCCATATAATAACCAATATTACCACTACTAAAGTACTCTTTTTGTCCCTTTTTATGCCCCGTTTCATATTGATAGACGTGCATTTTCTTATTCATTTTTTTGCCATCTGGGGCTATGTCACTATCCCCCACATATATTATTTTTTGCCTATCAAAAATAAATGAATCAGGGGGCTTAAATTTTTCTATCATAATTCTACTTGTTTAGTTCTATAAGGTTTCTTTTTATTACCCCCGAATTTGTGACCGAGAGGGAAGGTGTGTTTCATAATTTCTTATATTTAATGGGTTTATAACTCCATATCATTTGGCATCTGTACCGCCGTCACGAATAAAGGACTTCTTCTAAGTAATCCCACATTACTTGAAGATAACCTTTGGTATAAAGCATTTCTTTAAAGTGAGCGTGTTCCTTTTGATATTTAGTAAACATACTACTACCCGTCATTCTGCTGTATTGACAATTAGCAATCCTATCGCATAGCTTTACAAATAGTGCATTAGGGGTTTCTTTAATGTCTTTATAAATCCAATCGGGCATTCTTTCAGCCCTATTTCTTCCCCTTGTTAAATTAGTGCAAACCCTTACTATTTCAGCCGTTTCATAAGATGTATTTTCAAGTACATCGTTATAACTTTGTCTAGTATCTTCAATAAGGTCGTGACACCAACACCCATTAATAACACTTTCTTGATTATCATTTGAAACTAAATGTATAAATTTTTCCCCATTCCTTACAACCATTCTTAGGTGAAAATCATAAGGTAAATACTTGTCGTAAAAGTGATTTGTTTCAGCGTGTGCTTTAATTGCGTAATCCATAATTTTATTTTTTAAAAGTTAATAATATCATCGTCTATGTGGTTAGCCGTCACATAGCATTTAATTGTATATGCTATCATTGCGGCAATCGTTCGTAGTAGCATGGGTTAGGGGGTTAGTCGTGAATGTTGTAAACGTGAATAGTATCATTTATTAACCAGTCTGCAAGTTGTGGGTCGGATAAACTTTTGAATATTAATTCGTCTCCAGATACCAAGTCTTTAATATCACTCATACAATATCTAGCCTTAATAACAAAGCCGCCAAAAGTGCGATAAATTCTAAATTTAGTACCTTCATTATCTTTCCTAATATCATCGTCAAATATCTTTATATCTTTACAATCGGTTATCCAACTATATTGGCAAACCATTTCGGGTACAACCTCTATCGTTTCCCTGTTTTCATAAGTCCTGATGAAGTGCATATCATCATCTTTATTGTACTCGTAAAACCCCTCTACCCATTCTCCGTTATCTACTCGTTTTGCTTTGAAAAGTATCTGTCTCATTTTTTTTATTTATTTAATTGTTAAGTAATGAATCTACATCAACGCCACGAGCAGTTAATATATTAGACATTTGTTCAAAAATAAGTTTAGATAAACATTCGTCATAACCATTGCCTTTTAAATATCTTTTGTAAGTACCTTCGCAACATATAACACGCCTATTTGTTTTATCATATCTAGTTAATAAGTGTAAATCACAAGGTGTTACTACTTTATTAAGAACTCTTATTTTACTTATGTATTTTTCAAGTGGGGATACTCCATTAGGGTATTTAATTGGAGTATCACTCAATGTTCTGTAGCTGTAACTATTTATAGTTTTATTTTTTAAAATAAAACCCCAAGCCTTAAATTGTTGAATCCAATAAAGTTCAATATATCTAGCTTTAGAATTATCGCAAACTTCAATAGCCTCTATTTTTACATCATCTTTTGTAATATTTATTGACTTTAATAAATTAGTGTGACCAGAAAGCCTTTCTTTTAAGGTTTTTTTTGTAGCACCTACATAAAATGTGACATCATTGCTTTTATAAGAAAGTGTATATATAGTAATCATTACTTATCGTATTGCATATTAGGAAATACTACTTTAATCTTTTCTATTTGCCCGTCAGTTGGCGCAAGCCTACCTTTTACAATACGGGATAACTCACTTTCGTGGATACCGCATTTATTCATTAGCCACCTATTAGTCCTGCCATCCATAGCTTTAACTAATGCCTGTTGAAATGTAATCTTTTCTTTTGCCATTATCTATTTGTTTGATACGCTGCAAATATATAGATACATATTTAATCTACCAAAAAAATATTTTTTAGTAAATTATAAAAAAAAGTTTGGTGGTTAATTTATTTCCCTGTACATTTGCATTATCACACTAAAAAAGAAATACAATGAGACACGAGAAAGTAATTAAAGGTACTGATGGGAGAGAATACACTATTAATGTGTGGGTACACGTTGTAAATAATAAGCCTTCATACTTAACAATATTAACTAATGATATGGGTTATGAAAGCACATATAAACCCACTCCAGCCGAAATACTAGAAGCGAAACTAGAATTGTGGAATAAAATTAAACCGTGTTAGTACATGACAGCAGAATCAATCTACACCTTCATCGCAAAGCGTGACGGGATGCCAACTAGCGAAGCATTGATGCAAATGCAATTAGACCGCTATAAAAGATTAATGAAACACCCCCGTAGTGATAAGCATAAGACTTATTTAAGAGAGGGGATTTATAACACTAAAAAAGTATTGAAAAATGTCTAACATGAACCATTGTATGTTTGAAAATACATACGCCGACTTGAAAGATAGTCTTGAAAAAATGGACAATAACCACTACGATGATTTGTCCGAAACAGAACAAAAGTATTTTAAGTTATTGGTGAAACTTTGTACTAACATAAGCGAAGGTTATCAAGAACAAGTTACTAAACTTTTAAAACAAAAGAAATGACAAAAGAACAAATTGAACAAGTAATACAAGACACTTTTACCCAGTTTAAGGGTAGTGATAGAGGTGCTATGGTTCTAGCTTGTAGGCAACTATTCGAAACCTACTATACCCCGCTAGAGGAAAGCCATAGGGAGTTGGTGAAAGAACTTGAACACCTGCTAAATGAATACAGATTGAAAATAAACGTAGGTAATGAATCACTTATCAAGTCTGCATTAACCGCATTATCTAACGCTAAAAATTTAATAAATGAACAACGGTGATAAAGTAGAAATATTACAAGGACAATTTAAAGGTGTTATCGGGAAGATAATTAATGATGATATGTTTATATGTTCTTGTTGTGGACAGAAACCTTTATCAGCGCAAATAGAAATAAATTCAGAAACTCAAATATTCGTATGGAATAGATATTTGGATATTAAAAAATTAATCAATGAAACAGAATAAAGAAACCCCCACAATCGCTGAAATGAGCGAAGTAGTGGCAAAGTATATGGGATTAGAATATATTTCGTCAAAAGATTCAATAGATAGTTGGGGATGGTGGAAAAAAGGGAAATTCAAAGAGGGTACTGCTAACATCAGTCATGACTTTATATGTATTTCTACACATCAACTAGACTATCTCAATTGGAACAGGCTTCACGAAGTTTGGGAGAAGGTGAGTGAATTTAATGTAGACTATTTGTCAGATTGTTGGGATTGGTCAGACAAAAAAAGTGCTATTGAAAAAAGTGCTATATGCCACAATAAACTCGAAACCCTCACAGCCTTATACAGAGCAATAATATTTATTAATCAATTAAAAAAAAACAAGTTATGCAAACAGAATACAATTTAGATTTCCTGTTAGAAAATACAGGATGCTATAAGAAAAGTAAAGTAGAAAATCTCTTTCCAAAAGACAGAGAAGTAGTTAGCTACAAGGATATATTGCAAAGCAATATTCCTCTTGAAGATAAGTACTGGTTCTTTTGCCATAGAGTTTTTACAGATAGTCAGAACAGACATCTTGCTATTAAAATAGCAGAAGTTGTTCTTCCTATCTTTGAAGATAAGTATCCTGAAGATAACAGACCTCGTAAAGCAATTGAGGCTGCTAGGTTGTACCTAGCAGGTGAGATAGGTATAGAGGAGTTAGAGGCTGCTGCTGGGGCTGCTGCTAGGGCTGCTGCTTATGCTGCTGGGGCTGCTGCTAGGGCTGCTGCTTATGCTGGGGATGCTGCTAGGGCTGCTGCTTATGCTGCTGCTTATGCTGGGGATGCTGCTAGGGCTGCTGCTTATGCTGCTGCTTATGCTGGGGATGCTGATGCCTACAAAACAAAATTAACTAATATACTTACTAACTTTATCGAAAACAATTTAAAACAACAAGAAAATGCAAACAAAGACATTTAGTGTGAAGGATGGTACACTTAGAATAGAGAATAACAATATTAATCTTCATTTTGACGGGAAAGATAAAACCACATTACCGTTAGCAAGCACAGATAGAAGTAAAATTGATTTACCTTTATATATCCTCCCCTCTACCCTTATCCGCAATCAGACTGATGAGGAATTGGCAGAGAAGAAGTATCCTTATGATGGCAGAAGTCCAATAGAAGCACTTAAAAAAGGTTTCCTATCAGGTCGCAAATCAGTAGGTGGTGAGTTTCATTTGACAAAGGAACAAGTGAAGTCTATTTACTTTGCAGCTATGGACGGCAAAACATTTGAAGGAACTTTACAATCTTTAAAGCAGTCTATCTACCCTACTACAATCACAGTAGAACACGATGGAAACAATTATTATTGGGAAACTTTAAAAGCAGAATATTGATATGGGAATAAGATTAGCATATACACCTGTTATGGTAGAACTTTTAAGAATAAAAGGAACTTACACACAATTAAATGTTCAATGGCCTATTGATTCAATTAGATGTATTGGGGATACATCAATATATAAAACCCTTTGCTTCATCTACCCCAAAGGTAAACGCCCCGACTTAGGGTATCCAGTTAATAATAAAATTGAAGAGAAATGAGTTACAAACTATTATCCCCAATAGAAAAGCTATTTGATAGTCATATTGGTAATTTTAAGTGTGTAAAATGTGGTGCAAAAGCACACACTTGTAACTGTTGGACTAAATGTAATATTAAAGGCTGCACTTGGTCTTATGAAACAGGAACTAAATGCGGTAATCCGAAACACAATAAAACTAGTGAAAAAATGCACGGCAAAAAATATTAATTATGAGCAACTTGAATTTAATGATAGGGGATTTTATAAAAGGTAAGGGGAATGAAGCAACTTTCAAAGTTAGGGAAATATTTGTAGAAGGTATTTCTACCACTATGAAGTACATGGATAAATATGTATTTATAGATAATGATAATATCCAACCTATCCCTCTTTCGCCAGAAGTGATGGAGAAGATTGAAAATATATCTAAAAATGAAAATAGAGGTACTAGATACGGTTTTTTAGATGGTTATTACAATATTGACAGAGATACTGATTTAGTTGCTATTTTTGAAGATGATGGTTTATTATACATTTATACTTACGAGTATTCACACGAGCAATTTCAATTAGTTTGTACTTTCCAATACCTCCACCAACTCCAGCAACTAATACGATTATTAACAGGTAAAGAAATTGAAGTAAAAAATGAGTGCAGAAAGATACATAGTAAGAGATTGGCTTGACGGTAGTGTTAAAGAGTTTGATAATTTATCAGAAGCAAAAACTGACTTTGACAATAGTGTTAAATGTTCTGTGATAGAATGTGATTGTAGTCTTTATAAAGTAATTGAATAAGTTAAATTAGGGGTACTAAATGAAGATAATGTTAAATATAAAGATAATAGTAAGCATTATAATGGTATTGATTTAGCACTTCAACAATTTGTTGGATTTTATCACGGCAAAAGAAATAATACTGATGTAGTTGGGCTTGTGTCAAGTATGGGGTTAACTAAAACAGAATGGGAACAAATTAAAAAGCAAGGCATGCCTACATATCTTTCTGATAGTGAAATAAAAGAAATTAATAACTATTTTAAAAAATAACAATGACTAATAAGAACCTTAAAGAAGTTAAGGTTAAAATGAAAACGTATATAGATTTTTTTGGCGATAGGTTATTAGATTCTATATTGGCAGAACTTAAAATAATTACTAGACAATTAAGAAGTTTGAATAATGGCAACCTAAAATGTATAAAATATAAACACCGCCTTAAACGAGTAGTGAAGGGTAGGCATTGGGTGAAATATAAACATTACCACCCAATAACGCATTACAAGAACAAGCATCTATTTACAACTTATAGGGGTAATGTAGGGAACTACCCGTTTTAAACATAACACATTATGACAATCGAACAACAAGCAGAAGCGATAGTAGATAAGTATAAAAACTTATTAAAGACATCAGATTTACAAACTTGCTACACGGGAGATTTAGATAATGAAACAAGGATAACTGCCATCCAATGCGCTATCACAGAAGTAAAGGCGTGTATAGAAACGGCGAATGATAGTATTGCATTTAAACAAACTAAACGTGATAGGCTTAATGATATTTTAGTACACTTAAAACAAATGTAATTATGAAAACAGTAGTACAACAATTATTGGAATTAATCCCCGATGCTTATGAAATTAAAGATTATATCTTTGAGAATGATGCAGATACAAAGATGCTAGATAGGTGGCTATGGGAAAAAATGTTTAAAGGGAAAGATTGGGTTGAGTTGGAAAAGCAGCAAATAATAGATGCCTATGGAAAGGGGTCTATTACTGCAACATCATTAATGGACAAGAAAGCTAGAGGCGAATATTTGAACGCCGAACAATACTATAATCAAACTTACCCCAATGAAACAACTCATTAAATTCATTCTCGGATGCTGTCTAATCTACTTTGCAGGACGGTTGAATAATTGGTGGATGTTAGTAGTTGGGTGCTTGATTATATGTACAATAATAGAATAATTTATGAAACGAGAAAGCGGTTGGTATTGGGTGAAGTTTACTAGTGACGATGAATATGAAATTGCAAGATGGCTTAATAGTAGATTAGCTTGGCAAATAATAGGTAGTGGGCTTTGGTTTTATGATGATGATTTTATTGAAATTAATCCTAAAATAATAATTCCCCCACAACAATCACCAGAAGAAAAGTAAAGTTATGAAATTAGGACACAAACAAAAAGGAATATTAAAATTAATGGAAGATGGATGTTTTATAAATTCTATTTTTGATTATACAGACTGCTCTACTGTAAATGTTTTACAAGATGATGATAATAATTATCACAGTAATATTACAAATAAAGAATTACAGGCTTTGATTAATAAGGGCTTATTTAATGAACATTACATTAACAAATCTATCAACATTGATATTCGTGAGTATAGGCTTAAAACCCCAACTGTAAACTAGGATAATATTGTAAGATAATAGCCTTTAGCTTGTCGATTGATATAGCTGCATCACTTGGCTTAGTACTAGTATTTGTAGGACTATTTAACCCTAACCACGCCAAAGTAAAGTGGTCGAATTTGACTACTTTAAAATAATAATCCGCTATATAAACTTGGTTGTACTTATGTGGGTGCGAAGTGCTGATTAATACACCCGTGTAAACTTCACAATCATATTTACTGCCAATACTATCAAATACTATTGCTTCTATATTTTTCCATTGTTGCTCATTGAACCACGATATTTGAAAGGCTGTATTAGTAGAAAACATCATAGTTTCCTCTGCTGCTATACTATCGAAAGACATTGATTGGTACGGGATTATATGACCGATGTCAACAGTATTATGCTTATCTCCCTTGTATTGCTTATTGTAATTAGCATAGTCTGACTTGCTTACCGTTTGCCATTTAGATGGTATTAACGGGTCTTTATGGAACTCGGTTAATAAACTACCTTCACGCTTTAATTTTGGGCTATTATGGTGCGTAATCGTTTGAGTGTAGTGGTTTAGTATCCCTTGACAAAACACCGTATCAAATTGCACCGTATAGTACTTATGGTTAAGTTGTATCGTATGCTGCCCCCACGAGTTGACTACAATCACTAACCAACTGAAAAATAATAATGTTTGTTTCATATTTACAAAGATAGTTTATAAATGATTATATTTGCCCCAACAGTACTTGGCAGCTTACCATTAGAACAGCTTACTGGTCAAGTCTTTTATTTAAGCCGACTTGGTTTTACCCGTTTGGTCTTATCAAGCCGCAAAAAGTCCTCTGTTTTTTAACAGGGGCTTTTTTATGTCGACTATTCTGCTCATTTTACTTGCCATATTTTAATAAGCATCTCGGATATTTTCCGAATAGTAACCATTTAATTATCAATTTTGATAGTAATTTTGTTAATACATTATCAAAATTACTATTATTGGGTGATATTACGGCAACTTCATATAATTCTCTGCACGTTCTTTAGCTATCTTTTTATTGTCATCCTCAAACCACTGCTTTAATAAACTATCTTTTGAAATTGCCGACATTTTAACACCAGTATCATAACCTACTTCTATACACTCCTTCATTAATTCAAGAAGCATAAACGTAGGATTATAACCTATCTTTTTTAATCGCTTTTCTGCTTTAGTCATAGTTGTATTTGTTTCAGTTACTAACTTTCTTCTTTTCTTCGCTAAACCAATCACGCTGCAAGTCCTCTAGTGTGGTGGTGGATAACCCCATACAAGCGGTGGCGTAACCTATTGCCATCATATTCTTTAGCAAGTTAATTAGCGGCTCTGTTGGGGCTATATTACATTCTAGTAGTCTTTTTTCTATTGGGGTCATATTTTACAATTTAGTTAAATCAAAAAAATAATCTTCGTGGCTTACCGTTGCTGAATGCTTGTCTATTACCTGTATTGAATAGCCGCTATATGAGCCGTTGTAGTTGTGGCTACTATGGAAGGATGGCGGCGCAAATGACATATAATTGCGATAGTCAAACTTATTGCAACGCTTGTATCCTAATTGGTGCAAGTCCCCTTTATCAACGTGAATAAACTTAGAATTAATCCCGTGATAGTCTATGTAGCTCCTAAAAAATTCTACAATAGTCGGGGTAAGGTCTAAGGATAAATTCTTAACCCTTTGCTTTTCGTCCTTTCCGTGAGTGAGGATAAAACAATGGTCACCGTAAAAGAAATGCTCTACAAACTTATTAAGTATTTTAAAACCTATTTGCCCGTTGCCGTAAATTCTATCTAATACCATTTTAATGGTTTCGTTGGCTATCCTTGCAAAGTCGCCGCTATGATTATCATTGGAAACATTACGGCACTCTATATTATCGGAAACGTTGGCAGCTATTAACCTTTCAATTAGGTTTAGTTTCCCCGTAACAAAGGTCTTGAACGCATCAACATTACTCATATTCTGTGGTAAGTCGTGACCGCCTCTAGTTGTTAAACCATTCCAACCGTCTAAGCCATCGCCTAAGTCATCTATAAATAAAGTGTCAAATTTACCAAACTGATTATGCTTTGCAATTACAGAATTATAAACGCTATCTAAGTTTTGAAAGAATATATCTGCGTTGTATTTGTAGTTGTAAATTCCGTATCCGTTGGGGTTTGGGTCTAGTCCAACGTGGGCATCTGATATGGTTACTTTTAAGGCTTTTTGGCAAGTCTCGTTAGGTGTTGAAGGTATCTTTATTCTAGTGGTTAATCTTTCGGTTATTATGTCCTCTATTGATTTTAAAATGTCGCTTTCTTGTGTTTGTTCGCATTTTACGAATATGGAAGCATCTTTAGTTTTCCACCAGTAATGCGTGACCCTTTCTGGCGGCAATCCGTCTCTTTCGCACTCATTAACTAAGGCTTGGTGTTTTTCTTCTGTCTTTCTTTGCCTATACCCTTCTTCTAACTTAGGCAGTTTGCCCTCTTTGCGAAGTTCCATTACTTGTTTAACAATGTAATTCTTAGTACTCTTAAACCGTTTCGCAATACTATCGTAGCTTTCATCTTGGTGCGATAAAAAGTACTCCTTTATCTGTTCTGTCTTTGTTTTACTTTTTTCTTCGGTGTTAGGCATATTTTCTTTTTAATTAAGCGTAACGGCTCAAATATTATCGGGGGTGTGGGCATTATACAAACAGTTTTTTAGCTTGTGAGTACATACTATTAAAGTCGCTTATCTCTATTGCAGTAGGCTTATAGTTCTTATCACCATACACCCATAAATCTTCGTAGGCTTGGCAGAAATTAGCTTCGGTTACATCGGTAAAAGATACATAAGGACTGTTAATTTTTCCGCCTACATAAAGCCCTCTAGTGGCAATTTCATCACTAAGAATATCTACACTAGCTTTCCAACTATCAAAACATAAAAAACCCCTTGATTTGCCCGTAAGGTTTTCATTTTCGATGCAGTAGCCTGTGAAATGAACGCTGTATTTGTTTGGGAATTTGTCTCCATCGCTTTGTAAGCCAATATAGTTGTTTTGCACCCCTGCCGTTCCATTTGCGCCCTCATTCCTAAATATTAAGTAAGTAGCCCTTTTAACTTCTAACGGTACTTCTAGTGTCTTTATATAAGCAATAACACTATCCATATCAATAGAAGTCTTTTTATATGGTAGTTGTGGTAGTAGTGGGTATGCTTTGTTGTATTGTGTCATAACGCTTCAATTTCTAATTTAACTTGTTTCCAATATTGATTATGACCAGAGTGTATTTCTTTATCATTTGTAAGATAAATACTAGGCACTTGGTTATAAACCTCTTCTACTGCAATATAAGCCATAGTTTTTGCGTGACCTATAAACATACCCTTTTCGATATTAAGAAACTTATCTACTAACTCCTTAGCTTTTTCTTTCGGTGTCATACTATAAAAATTGTATTTATTAAATGAGTAAAAAAGTCGTTATCTTGTTTAATTTTCTGCTTTACTTGTTCTTTCTTCCTCAATACCTTATCTACATAAACATCTTTGCTTTGTAATATCTCATCGCTTTCAACTTCAACCATTACTTTCTTTTCGCCTACTTGTATTACTATTTTATAAGTCATAATCTAGGTTTTACAATATACAATACCAACGCAATTACTATCGCTGCAATCAATAGCCAAAAGTACAACTCCCACCTACTAGCATCTTTTTCGTTTGATGCTGCTTGTAATCGGCTATCTGTTACCGCTTGGTTAAGTATTGCTATCTGCTTATCCTTATCCTCAATTTGCGATTTAAGTATGGATAGTTGTTGATTATCTACTATCGTATCTTTATCGTGAATGTGAATAGTATTAGTGTGGGTTATTGTAGTTGTATCGTGTATGTAATTGCCTACTGTATCATGACAAGTAACTATAGATGTATCGTGTAAATAGCTTGTATCGCTACTATGCGATATCACCTTATTATCGCAAGGGTGTAAGCTAGTGTACACTTTCCCAACCGTATCGAATAACGGTTCTTTAGTAAGCACCTTCTGTAGTGCTGTACGGTCGGACATACAACCTATAAAAACGTTGCCCCAAATAATAAAGTTAAATAACCATAATAATATTACTGTTGATTTTTTCATTTGTATTTATTTTAATAACCGTATAAAACTTCTAGTGTGTTGTTGAAGTGCCTAAAATGGTGCTATTATTATGAGCAATAAAAACAATGTTAATAGTACTAAGTATGATATTGGGTTATATTTATTCAACCCCTTTGTAGAATAACTTTTTAAGCCAGTGTTAGGGTCTTCGTAAGGCGGCTTACCATCCGACTTAATCACTTTTAATTTTATCAATATAAAAGCAAGTAAAAGTTTTATTTTGTTACTCATTTTCTTTTCATTTTAATTAAATCAGAATCAGATAATTGTAAATCGTGAATATCATCTTTAGTTAATCCACTTATATTGCAATAAAAATTAGCAGGGTATTTTATCACAACTGTACACCCCACCAACGCCCCTAACATAGCCAAAAAGACTATCATTATGAATAAGTAGTTGTAGCCTTCGGTGTGTTGTTTATGGTGCATATTACTTAAATTTTAAACATAACCCAACCCACGACACAAACTATCGCTGTAAGGATTACTTCTTTAGTGAGGAATAGTAGATGTTTCATTTTTTCTAATTTTAAAAGTACCCTCTATCGTTCTTGTGTTAGATAGAGGGCGTTAAGTGTGTCTCGGACACTAGCCCCGTATGATTTGAGGGCGAACTTGGGGCAATGTAGCCGCAATGATGTTAAAAATGTGGGTCTCTGGAAACGTTATAACACTGCTTAGGTGCGTATGCGTTGTGCAATCCTTTTATGCCACATTCATTTACTTGCACCATAATTTACTTTGAAGGCTCACTCGTAAGTACTTGCCCGTTGCTATTTGTAATAAACTGCTTTAACACATAAGAAGCCCCCACCGTCAAAGCTGTATGCTCAACACTATGCCAATCAATATTAAATGTACCTGCGTTAATTGACGTGTAAACAATACTACCCACCGAACCTATTACGGCAGCTATTAATCCGTGAATAAAATCTTTAACCCTTACCGAATATAAACCGCTAACCTGATTTGCGAAAAAACTTTGTAAACTCATTTTATTAATATTTAAGTGTTAATACTTTTACTACATTCATTTGAGCATCTAGTATGTCACCAAAAGCCTTATTGATAAGGATATTGCTAATTTCTGAACGTTCACATCCACTTGTTTCGGTGTAAAGTAAATCAGCCAAATCGGCACAAAGCCTTTTAGCTTTACTAACTTTATCATCGTTGCTTGGATTAAAAGTTAATCCTACTAATTTTTCACCAAAAGTCCGAACAGTTTGGGGGTTTGTTGGTTCAGCCATTTCGAATTCTTTTTTTTCTGTAATCATTTCTTATCTTTTTTTATTGTTTAATGGATACGCCAATACGGCATAACCCATATACATAGACAAAACTACATAAATAAGTTTAATTATCCACAATTTATTTTATTTTAGTCTATTTCGGGGTTTTTCCCTTTCTTCACCAACTTTCTCATTTGATACCATTTATCAATAGTAAATGCCATCGTCAATAACCCCGTACCTATGGACACATAAACAAGTACATCACTTGCTGTTATTACTCCTGCTACACCTGATAAGTTGGTAATAACCCAACCTAGTAAACTGTACTTGCTATTGGTATTAGCTTCGTTTAAATGTTCCATAGTTAATTGATATTTTTATTTGAAGGTTAATTGAATATTTATTACTGCATCAATAGCACTCCTGTCCGCCACATATTTACTCGTCACTTCATCTGCTATAATTGCGAATTTGCCGTCAATAGTTTCTTTAATGTCTGTATATTGTTTTGTTACGTCAACGGCATCATTATCAATCCCTTCGCCTGTTGTTATAGCGTTATTTATTGCCGTAGCTTGTTCGATAGTGTCGTAGATAAAATACATATTAGTAGACTTTATAAAAGTTATTTACATTTCCTCCTATTGCAGTAGCGTTTGATATTTGATTGCTTTGCCATACTACAACTTCTTGGAAATATTCTGTACTGAAATTAGCTATTGCATTATCAGTTCCTAGTGCTATTGTTCCACCACCTGTTGATACATTTGCGGTATTATTTACAGTTATGGGAGCATTTGAACCGTTTAACTTCAAGGCATTTTCAGTACTATTTAATGAGCCAAACCAAATATTTTGAGAGTTATTAGTATAAATATGTGTTGGAGTTAATAATCTAGGGTTATTTGATGAAGGATAGCCATTGCCAAACATTAGAGTTCCACCTCCAACCCAATCTTGGTAATTATTTTGAGCAGATGATATAAAAGATTTGAAACCTGTGCTTGGTGGATTTATACCAATAGAAAATTGATAATTATAACTATAAAACGCCCCTGTACTCCATTTATTAAACATTACACTACTAAAGGATAAAGATGTTGCAAAAGAACTAAAGCTTGTAGTTGATAATAAATAATTAGTTGAACCGTTAAATACCGCACAAACATTCCCATTTGTGTAGTTAATAACACCAGAAACAACTAGACTAGGTTGCGCTGTGGCTGTACTTTGCGATACATCATAGCCGCCGCCGCTTTGGTCATACCAAGTAGTTATAAAGCCGTTATTAACCCCAACGAAAGTCTTTAATGTGGCTGTGTCTAAATAGTTGTTTACAAAGCCGATATTACTTTCGGTGTTATCACTACTACGGCGAACTCTAATACAGTTACCTGCATAAGTACTTGATAGCTTTCTGAATGAGTAAGCAAAGCCTGTCGTTGGGTATAAGTCTAGTAAGAAAGAGTATTGGCTTAACGGCACATAATAACGGCTAGCATTGATTATTTGCCCTTTGCCAACAGTAGCAACTAATAGTAATATGATTAATAACCTATACACGCTTCTTATATCCGATTAATGTTAAAGTAAAATAGGTAGGCTTAGTCGTAACTTTTGGTGTTTTAACCCACACCCAAGTATTAGGGGGTATTTTCATATTATCAAAGCTAGTAACACTATTTAGCCCATACAGACTGCTTATCGTACTTCCTGCTGTCACTAACTTATATCCGCCTGTTGTTTCAACTAATAAACTATCATTTACCCATACAGTTGCTAACACACTAGCCGATGTCCCTTGCACCCCTCCTTGTATTCTTGTTATCACTAAAGTATCAGTTCCACTATTGAAGAATGAGCCATATACTGCCGATGTGCTGAATGCTGCCGTGTCCCCTGCCGCTGCTGAACCTGCACCAAAAGAAACTAATGTAATAGTGTCTGTGTTTAGTGTAACTGTTGATGGTAAATCTGCTGCTGTCGCTGCACTAACATTACCACTACCGTCCGCCTTTAATATCCCCGTTACACTACCTGCACCGCCTTTAGTACTGCCTATTACTGACCCGTTCCATGTAGCGTTGGTTATACTTGCCGCCCCTAGATTAAAAGTGTTTGTACTCCAACTTACCGCCGAAGGTGCGCTAAAATGATAATCCCATGTACCCGCTGAACTGCCATTGCTTACCAATACAACATAGGCATAACCGCCCGAAGGGATGGATAAAACAGTTGTTCCAGAGTTATTGTTTACGGTTACTGCTCCACTAGACTGATTGTTATTGAAACTAAAAGTACACCCATTGGGCAAAGTAGTTGCATCAGGTAACTGCACAACCTGCCCACCTGACCCTGTTATGTAATAGTTGGGGGTAGATAAAACGGTTAAAGTTATCTGTGTGCCGCTTGCCGCTACGTTACTAAAACCGCTATAAAACGTATTCGCCGCTACATTACCACACGCTGTATCTACTGTTACACCGTTGGTATATCCCACATGGTTTGTGCCATTCCAATAAGTTAGGGGTACTTTCGAAGATGTGATAGTTGGGGAGTTGCCTGTGATGCTACCTGTGCCTTTGTTAGCGTTGAAGTAAGTAGGGGTAATGTATAAACTACTATCTTTTGCCATTAAGACTTGCCTAAAATATTGCCCCGAACCTATTTGAGCAAATAAACTACCATTATGAGTGCCTATCAAATTATAAGCAACGTTTCTGTTGGTGTCGGGCAATGATAAGTAATTAATAGGATATATCGCACCTCCTGTTATGGCTGCGCTACTCGATGCGGTTACGTCACCTGCAAAATCAAAAGAAACGCCACTATTACTTAATGTGCCTGTTTTGCCGAAAGTCCAATAGTTAGTATTGTTATTCATTATTTTCAAGTCGTTATTATCCGTAGTACCCAATGTTGCAGTTGTGCCGAATGAGTTGCCGCCTTGTGAGAAATAATTAGAAGCGTTTAAACTATCTTTAGGAACGTTACCGATTGCAACCAATAATGAACCGTTTGTATTATTAGCGGTTACTATACCTATTCTCATTGCAGGGTATAATGTAGAGGGGGTTGGTGATATTCCCCCGTTATCGCCTAGATAAACGTTTTGTCCTGCATTGTATATGCTTAAATTAAGCCCCGTTACTATCCCCCCGTTATAAACTATTCTTCCATATCCATTATTAGGGATGGAATCTAAAGATATTGCAAAAGGGGGGTATCTAGGATTACTACCTTTTGCTATTGCTATACTAGATGTTGAATCAAGGCAAACGGGTGTTAGTGGGGAAATCCCCGTCCCCGTATTTTTGGGACTAGCCCCTACTGTACTTAACCTACTTGAATTGCCAAGACTATCTATGTAGTAGGGTTCTGTAAAGCCATTATTAGTCTTTGAATAAACCGATATTCCGACACTAGGATTAGAAGGGTCTGTACTTAGTGGGGTATAATTATTTTTGGTTGTTTTACCTATGTAATAATATGTCGTACCGCTAGGTGTATCTATTGAAAGATTTGCAGTATAGCTTAATGAATGAACACCATTATAAAATGGTATGTCTTGAATAACACCATTTCCCGTTATTACGTTAGAAGGTAGTGAGCCTAACTTAAAAGCATACCAATTGTCATTTATTAAAGTAGTTGATTTTAATTGATAGGTAGTGTCTGTGTTTTTAACATAAACTAACATACCGTATTTTCTTTCTGCAAAGGGGATTGAATCCCTTTGACCCGTTGTTACTAATACTCTGTAACCCCCTTTTACTAAACTATCGTATGTTACGCAGTAGTTTGTATCTGCTATTGCATTAGTAGATATTGGTGCTGTTATTTTTGTATTTTGGGCATTAGCGTACCCTATTAATCCTAAAAACAATATAATAAATATCTTTCTCATTTATACTTTAATAATGTAATGAATAACTTATAGCCCCTGTTGTCGTAAGAGGGGAAACTAATACTGTGTAATTAGCAATACCCCCACTTTGATTTGTGAAACTATTATATGGATTAGATATGTATGATACTTGAAGACCCCCTATATATACTAAAGGAGTTGTGATAGTAGATAGGAAAGCAAAAAAAACATACTTTGGACTTGAAGGGGCAGCTAAATTGCCTATCAACGGTGTGTTAAATATCGTATTGCCCGTTGTATTTAAAAATGAATTTGCACCTGCATATAATTCAGAAGGTGTTGGCGTAGATGTAGAAGAATACCCTATATATATCTTGCTATAAGCATTAAAACTTGTTGTTGCTGTTGCTGATTTTCCGTCTGTAGTTAAAACAACGTTACTAAATGAAGTATTAGTATTATATGTTACTGTTACCCTTTGTGTGTCACTGATTGTACAAGGGGGGGATGAACACCCTGTTGTTGATTTGCTAACCCCTGCTACTGTAATAGATGCAAAAGGGGATGTTGCTGCCACGTTTGTTCCTGCGGCTAACCTTCCTGCTGAATAATTTAAAGTAGGAGTGAATGTCCCCGCACTATGTAGTTCGTAATTACTTCCCCCCGTCAAAGTAGCAGTAGGGTTTTGTGTTTGTATCTTTACATACCCCAATAAGGTATCATTAAGTGCTGTATGGGTTACAAATAGGCTACTATCTACTGTTGATGAGTTTCGTTTCCATCCGAAACCATTCCAAAACCATTTTGCTGTATCCACCCCTGCATTTGCAAAAATTATTTCTGTACCATAATAACGGGCTTTCATATTTGTATCCGTCCTTACTGCGGGGATATAGCCACTATCTGATTTTAAAAAAGCGTATTTTATCCAACTTGTAGAATTGGTTACGGGATTACCTTGTGGGAGTGATTGTGAAAATCCCCCTAAGACAAAAAAACAAGATATAAAACTAATTACTAATCGCATAATTTATCATTACTTTCATTCCATATTGTAATCCCAAGTTTTCTGTTGGGTTGTCAATGGAATAGTTAAAGAAGTTTATTGTTACTGTATTGTTAGTGCCATATACTATTGTAATGTATATTTGATTCGTTACTGCTACGGGGTATATTGGTGTCCCTTCTATTATTACTTTTACTGATTGTGGTATTATATTCTGTACGGGGTTATCTACTTCTTGACCTATTACATAAGTTACATCGCCACTATTCAAAACCCCGTCTACGCCAACTATTGTATTCAATTCGGGAAATGTTATTGAAGAAATACAAGAAAGAATGTTTGATATACTTCTTAAAGCGTACATCCCTGCCCCTGCACCGCCTACCGCTCCACTAACAAGTATCATCTCACTTGGAGATGGGCATCCCGTTAGTACGGGCAACTGATTTATTTCAACAGAACATCCTGCCATTAGTTTAAAAGTAGGGCGCATCCATTTATTGTGGCTACGCAGTTATTGATTAATAAAGAACAAAATCCACTACAAGGGGCGCATATTGCATCTTTATAGGTGACAAAGTTAAGGAAAGAATTGAATTGTCGTGTACCAAATATATCTTCCCCCACTTTTACTAAAAAAACATTGGTTGCAACTATATCATCATTTATTGTATAACCCCTTACAACAGAGTTACCAATAGGGGTTACAGAATAACAAGGCAATGATAATACTATGGGAAATTCTTGTATCGCCCCATTAACTGTATCTGCTATGATTTCTATGTACTGCATTGGTTTATATAAATCTTATTCCGTTTTTCGATAAATTCTGTAATGCTTCTTTTGCTTCTTCTATACAATCAGTATTTATCTTTAAATCATGCCCTTTTACTGTTTTTGCTATTTCTACTGCCATTTTAATTGCAGACTCCATAGAGTTACCTAATCCTATAACCGCACCGACCTCGCACATTTCAATATTGTTAGGAACATAGTAATGTGTACCATCTTCTTCTACTACTAAATTCTTAATCTTTACGTTATTTTTATACTCTATTGGGAACTGAATTGCTATTGGCTCTGTTTTAGCTAATTCAGACTTCATAATTAATTCGCAGCCCCAAAGATACTTATATTTTATGTTTGGAACAATACCGTTTGCAACTTCCCATATTATTTCAGAATAATTTTCATATTGTTCTAATGTTATAGAAGTATTGGGTTCGGGAAATCTTAATGTCGGGTCAATAAAATACCCCACCTTGTTTTCATCAACCCTTATTTCTGTACTAAATGCAGCCCTATAACCTTTACTTTGTAGTATTGGTGCAAATTTGTCATTTACTTCCCTTACTTGTTTAGGTAGCATTTCATACCTAGTCATTTTGCTAACAGCGCACGCATCTTTTATCTCTAAGCAACAACTACTTTCTTTTGGGTATTCCCCGTCCACAGAAAAGCCATCGTAGCCTATTTCTCCGATAGCATCTACGGGGTCGCAAATCAAGTAAGTTTCATCATTTGCATAAGTTCCCATATCGTGTTTAAGCCTTTTTAACTCTGTTTGTGTAAGCGTATAATTAACATGATGAAAAGTTTCGAGGTCGCCACGAAGGCTTGCTTTGATGTATTTATCTTCTACTCTTTTCAACTTATACTCTAACTCGTCTAGCCCATTTGCTACATCATAAGTTAGTGTAGGCAATCCTAAGTCACTAACTAATTCTAAAAATTCCTTTCTATTGCTTTCTAATTCACTTGCAGTACCCCCACCAAAAACGGGTTTGCCTATCCCTCTAAGATATTCTTGCAATCCCCCCATGTATATGTCTGTAAATACAAATAAATCTATCTCTCTAATATATTGCCACCAATCATCTACTCTTTCTACCCCTTCAACTCCTCTACCTATTGAATGTGCTTTATGGTCTTTAAATCCATTTGTTACAGATGGGATATAATACAATACTCTTTTATAGTCTCTAGCCAACCTTTCAGCAACGGCAAACTGACTGCCAAAATCGAAAACCAAAACGGTCATTTCGCTTAGTCCATATTTATCATATACCTTATCCATTATTTATGTTTAAAGTGATTCTATTAAGTTGGAATATTCAATCCAATCAACCCCACATTCTGCTGCTAAAAGCATTTCTATTGCTGTACTTTGCAAGTGCTGTTTTCGGTAAGGGGCGTTGTGTCTAAATCCGTTTTCAATATCATCTGTCATTGTACCAATTTCTTTTGCTTTTTCACAATAGGCATCCCAATCTGTTATTTCTTTTTCGCTGATATTATTAGCCTCGCAAGTAAGCACTTCGAATAATTCGTGAATAGCAATTAATGATTCTTTCTTTTTATCCCCCAACTCTGCAACTAAGATGTTCAAAACGCCATTTGCATCATAGAAATAATCGCCCACGTCATTATTTCTGATTTTGCTTTTATCTACTGACTTAATATGTATTTCTAGTGCCATTTTGTTTATGGGGGTTGTTTAAAATTATTGTTCTGTTGATGGTTCAAATCCCTTCCCGCTTGGATGCTTCTCGTTGTTTTTGTAAAAACTTTTTATATCTTTATCCAATTGTTCATCAATATGTTTTTTCTTTTCTTCCTTTTGTTCTTCACTAAGGGACTTGTTTGTTTCTACTTCTCCTTTTCTGTGTTTTGCAGACTTTACTGCGTTTGTTGCTTTTTTATACCAAAACTCGGACAATAATTCTTTTTTATTCCCTATACCTACCCATTTAACGTAATCTTCGGGTGTAAAGGTAACTCTTTTTATGTCATTCCCCTTTTCATCTACATCATTAATTTTATAAGGCGGCAATAGCCTTTGCGAAAGCGGGTCAAACACCCATTTTTGTCCCCTTTCTAATTGTGGTGAACTTTCAATAAGATGTTCCACATTTGACACTACCGCATCTTTTGCCGCTGCTGCCGATATTTCTCCACGTTTAATTTTATCTTTATACACATCTGCCGCATCTAAAGCCATCATTGCAGGATAGAAAGCGGGGGTATGTTCTATTACCATAGACACCCATTTAGGTAAAGTATAATTACCGATACGAATATCCCCCGTTTTTGTTTCGGGTTCTTTTGTCTTTTTTTGCCTTCTTTCTTTCTCCTTATCTTCTGCTGATTGACCTAGATGTGGGAATCCACCAAATGAAGCCCCGAAATACATTGACCCAATAGAAGCTAAAGCAAACATCCCTAACCCAAATCCCCCCTTTCTAAAAGCCCTTGCTATGGTTGCAGCTTCTTTAGCGGGGATTTCATTTAATCGTTCCCTTAATGCTGTTTTAAATTCTTCTGAATCCCTATCAGTATATCCTAAATCAAACGCTTCGCCTTTAGCTTGTCTATATGCCTTATTCATTTTATATACTGCAATAACAGACCCTGCCGTGTATTCCATAACTAACTCTTTTAGCATATTGTTAGGTACACGGGTAATTGCTACATCTAGTCTTAATGCCGCCGCTACTGTGGGGTATTTTTTTTCTATATTAGTTAATGTATCGTTCCAAAATCTTGTTACCGCATTATCTTCTGAATATTTACCACGTTCCCAATCGGGATAACTGTCATAGGCTATTTCTAATATTTTATTTGAATCTATTGGCATCCCTGCTTCTATATTCCCTTCTAATCTTGCAATAAATCCTGCCGCAAATTCAGAACGTGCAGAAAATGTTTTTAAAGCCCCGTGAAGCCTTCCCATCACACCAACTAAATGTTCTATTGATTGTACAGATACTAATTGGTTTTGCCAATCGCTTCTTTCTTCATTCAATTCGCCAAATTCTTTTTCTATTTTATTTACCCTATGTAAAAAAGTTTCATAAGCATCTTCAAAAGAACGTCCTGCAATAAACTCATATACCATATTGCCCAAGTCCTCTACCATAGCTTTGCCGTAATCTACTTTTAACTTGTCTACCTCTGTTTTTTTAGAATCATACTCTTTAGACTTTGATAAAGGGATTTCATCTAATTCTTTTTTGGCATCTAAATATTTACCTTCCGCTAGTTTAAACTTTTCCCTAGATTTTTCGTATAAGTTAGCTAATCCCTTCTCACCATATTGCATCCAAACAGCTTGTTGCAGTTTCTTTAGTGTTTCTATGGAATTGCTTTCGCCACCTAGCTTTGCATTTTTAGAAATAGCCTTTGTTGTTTCAAATGGAAGTGCATCAAATATTTTACCCGTAGTAAGTTTTGTTAATGCGTTTAATTGGGGTTTTATCCCTGCCGAAAATGCCACTTTCAACAAAGTTTTCCAACTATGTATAAGAAAAGCCACATTCAACCCTCTTGCCAATACTCCTGCCGCCCTCCATTGCCAATTTTTACCTTTGTTTTGTGAGGCTGCTTTTTCTTTAGACAATTCAAATGCTTGTTTCTTTAATCTTCTTTGATTTTCAAGCCTAATCAAGTCTGCATCGTATTGGGTAAATGGTTCTGTCTTTTTAGGCTCATCATCAAATTCCCCTGCATTTATTTTTCTTTCATACTCATTAATATCTGATTGAAACTTACGTTTGGTTTTTTCTAACTTAATAGTAAGTTCATCTTTCTTTTTATCTTCTTCATAGTTATCTAATATAGACTTTGCTTTTAACCTATTCTCATAATCTTTAGCATCTTTAAATACATCCAAAGCGTTTTTCATAGCTTTTTCTGCTGCTTTAAATTTAGGTTCTTCGCTTGTCCCATCTAAATAAACTTTTGACTTCTCAAGTTCATCTATTGCATTTTCAAGCATAGACTTTTGCCTATTAAAATTTTTGTCAGTAGTGTCCCCTATTTCTTCAATCTTGTTTTTAAAATCTTTTATTGCGTCATCTACTCTTTGATTATGACTTGATGCACGAGTTTCATAAGAAGCCCTTGTAGTGCTATCTGTATGACTTACTTTCAACTCCTTCTTCCTTAGTGAATCAGCTAATTCTTTTTGTTTTTTAACTAAGTCCTTATCTATTTGTTTAGGGGATTTATTACGGTTCTTTTTAAAATATTCCCCACTTTCATTAACTCTTTTTATCTGTTTGTCATAATCCTCTATCTGTTCATTTTTGCGATTTATATCCCTCTGAATCTTCTTTAATTCGTTTTCTTTATCACGCAATTCTTTGTCAGCAACTTTTACTGATTCTTTTAATGCTTCTATTTCGGGAGTATCTATTTTTTCGTTGGATTTAGCCCTTTTTTCACGAATACCTTGTTGCAACTTATCCCTTTTATCGGTAAGTTCTTTTATTGCCCTTTCTTGTCTTTTTGCTTCATTTTCTTTATCACGCAATTCTTTTCTTGCTGCCGCTGCCTTTTCACGTCTATCTTTTAATATGGCTTCCTTTTCAGCAATAAGACCCTTTTCATATTCGTCACGTTCTCTTTGTGATTCAAATTGTTTTCCCTTAATATCCTTTAACTCCTTCAAGTCATTAATGTCATTTTCTAATTTAGTAATAGCATTAAATTCTATTTGGGTGTTTTGTTGTTTTGATTTAATCTTCCTAGATGTTTCTTGGGTAAATTCGTCTTTTTTAAGATACGCTTTTCTTAGCTTATTCTCGTCAACGTTTGGTAATACTTTCTTTAATTCTTCTAATGCTTGGGGTAATATTTCTTTCGCATCATAAGAAGGGAAATGAGCCTTAATATAATCATCAATTAGTTTTTTGCCTACCATTTCGTTATTAATATCATTTACCCCGTTTAGTTCGGCATATTCTTTTATTGCATTTAAAGACTTTTCAATAGATGAAGGCTCGTTTAATATTTCTTCGTCTATCCCTGCTTCTTTTAACTTAGTCTTTATTTCTAATTTTAATTTTTCCTTATCCGTACCATCATCGACTTTATTTACTGCTTTTTCTATAATGTCAGGGATTGATTTATCCCCCTTGTCTAATCCTGTTTTTATTTCACGAATAGCATCTGCGGACGACATTTTTTGTGGGGTTTCTTTACTGCCCGTATCTATCTTTTCTGATTTAGCACGTTCGTCAAATTCAGTAGCAAAATCTTCTAGGATAAGTTTAGCTTTATCCCTAATTGGTTTTTCTACTTTTGTTTTATTTACTTTCCCGCCTTGTGCTTTATCAGCCTTTTCTGATTCCGATTTTGCTTTAGCAACATCATCAGACAATCTTTTTTCAAAGTCTTTCTTAATCTTTTCAATTTCTATTTCTTGTGACTTTATAAGACTTGCCCTTTCTTCTTCCCAATCCCTTGCTGTTCTTTCTAGTTCTTCGGGGGATAAAGGTTCACCCTTTGCAGCACGAAGTTCTCCACGCTTTATTTCTAATCCCGTATCACTATCATATCCTAATGCGGCTTGTAAGAATACTAAAGAACGCCCTAACGTAGTACCCCCTGCTTTAATTACTTTTACTATATCTTCAAATTGGCTTATTAATTTTTTATAAGAATCATTTGCTTTTTCTTTTGATAATGGGGTTTCGGCAGTAAATCTATCTTCTGATTTTTTTACTAAATCTTGTTCTGTTTCTCTTTTTAAATATAACATTACTGCCAAATCTTCATCATCCATTCTTATCCTGCCATTTTCAATATCCGAAAGATGTTTATATAGCATTTGTTCTGCACCTTCTTTTAAACTTAAATGGGGGTAATCTTGCTTAACCCTATTAAGCCCTTTTTCTAAACTTTCACTCCACTTTTTAACCCCTTGTGCTTCGTAGGCTTCTTTTAAAGCAGAAACTTCTTTTAATTGGGTAGCCTTGTTTATTTGAGTAAATTTAGGTTGCCCACTTTCTTTTATAATAGGTTCTGTAATAGGAGGCACAATAGGAGGTGGGGGAACAAGCCCCCTATCCTCAAATACATCTTCTTCCCGCCCTTCGGCATCGGCTTCTTTGTCCCTTTGTCTTTCAACTTGTTCTATTTTTGCTTCTCTACCGATATTGGCATTATCTTGTGTTGGGGTTTGTTCCCCTACTGTTTCTTCTTTCGGCTCAACGTTAATATTGCCGCTTTTTTCTGTAAATCCGTTAGTGGCTGCGTACTGTTCCCAATATTCTTTTTCAAGTTGTTCGATTGTATCAAACTGTTGTTCTGCAAGTTTTTGTTGCCCTTCTGTGAGTTTTCTAAATTCATTTTCTATCGCTTTTGTGGCTATCTCATTGTTTAATGGAAGCCCTGTTAATTTTTCAAATTTGTCTTTTGCACTTTGTGCAACGCTATTTTCTGATTCTTTTAATGCGCTACTTTCGCCTTTAGGGAATTTGATAATAAAGTCAACAATATCTTGTGGGGTTATTTCAGTTCCATAATGGTCGGACATTTCTTTTGCAACCTCGTCTATACTTCTTGCTTCTTCGCCTTTTTTGCCTTTAAAATAACTATTTATAATGTCGGAATCAATATTATTCCTATCCCCAAAACTTTTAAAGCTATCTTGAGATATTTTACCAAGACCATATTCTGCTATTTGTCTTTCTTTCGTGTCAATTACTTCCCCTTCGGGCTGTTGCCTAATATAAGTTTCTGCAATTTCTAGTGGATTATTTGAATTGTCAATTACATATTGGTCTGCTTCTTTCTCGTCTTTAAAAGAAATCCCTTTAGGTTCTTTTGAAACTTCTCCCACATTAAAATTATAATTGTCTGCCGCCTCGTTTATAACCTTTTTAGATGTTTTTTTACTTACTTCTTTACCCGTATTAATATCAACCACTTTGGCAAACCCGTTCTCGTCATAAACTAATTTATTTCTCCCACTTTTTGAAATATACTCTTTTGGTTCTGCAACTTGGATATTTTCTTCACTAGGTACAGATGCTTCTTCTTTAGGTACAGATACTTCACTTGTTGGGATAGGTGTCGTAGGTTTTTCTTCTTGTTGTTGGGGTTCGGTTGCTTTTTCTGCTGCTACTTCTCTCTTATTTAATTCATTTGCATTTATGAATTTAATATCCGCACCTAACCCTAAGTTTTCTACTTCTCCTGCAACTGCATTACTATTATCTATTAATACCCCCCCACTTTTTTCTGCTAAAGATGCCTTTTCTTCACCACTTAACCCTTGTATTATTGTAAGGTTCTTTTCTGCTTCGGGGGATAATCCCATAGTCTTTAAAATTTCAGCCTTGTTTTCTTCGGGGTTATCCTTTCCACTTTTGGTAACTATTGTTACCTTCTCCCCGTTTTCTAAACGTTGCTTTACTTCTTTACCAAAAGGTAATAATTCCCCATTTTTAGCTATTGTACTATGATAGTCTGAAAATATTGGTCTGCCTTCAAATTCGTTTTCTTTACTTACAAATTTATCTGTACCCTTCTCTATTGGGGCTTGTTCCCCTTCTGCTTTTTTAACTTCCTTCTTTAATTGTTCTGCCTCAAATAATTGTTTTCTATACTTAGATGGAAATTCGGCATCGTCACTTTTTACTACTTCCTTAATATACCCCTTATCCATCCCCTTTTTAATATCACCATTTTCAGTCATTACTTTTAATGCTTTGTCTGATAATATTACGGGGTTATCATTGCCATCTACTAAATAATGGAATGATGCCTCGTTATTCATTGATTTAGAGGCTTCTTCTTGGTATTCTTTTGATTTAGATTTATGGAAGTCTGCTAATGCTTTATTTTCCCCGTTATCCCCTGCTAATTGCTTAGATAGGGCATCGTGCATATCTGCTAGGGTAAGATTGTGTGCAGTATATAAATCATTGATGTTATATCTGTCTAGTTTTGCATTTGCTATATTCCTTTCCAATCCTTGTGCGTGAAGAATAGTGTTTTCTAAAGATATTTTATTGGCTTTTGTTTCAGCCTCATTATCTGTTTTGTAATCGCCGTTTTCTTTCATCAACATAAGGTTGTCAATCAAAGATGCACTATTGTCATTTATAGCGTGTTGTATGTTGTTATTATAGAATTTATTTTGGTGGATTTCGGCATTTGTCGTATTCAATAATTCGTTCCAATTTTTCATTGAAGCCAAATGACCTTGAACCCCGTGATATAAATCCATAGGCAAGAAAGACAATGCAGAAACAAAACTATCAACACCGTGTTTTTTTACATAATCAACTATGTTTGGCTTTTCATTACCTAATGCTTCTGCTTGGGCTGATTCTTGTAATAATCCTTGATTAGTCATCATTGCGGTATTGGCAGCAATGTTTTTTGTCAAGTTAGTAGCGGTCTTTAATAAAGTGGGTTTTAATGTTTTTCCAAATAAAGATGCTGACTGTAAATACCCCGTAAAAGCATTAAACAGCAAATCATTGGCAGCAATATTACTTGTCGCTGTACTTGCATCATAGGTATTAACCCCTTGCTTTAATAAACTACCATAAGAATTAGCCAAATTAGCGGCAGTCATATATCCTGCATTACCTACTGTTGCCAATCCCGTCCCTACTACTTCGGGCGCACCTAAAGCAACTGCACCTTCACCTATCCCCCCTGTTGCAGCACCCAATACTGTTGCACCTGCTATTAAAGGTGTAGAAGAACCTAAGAAGTGTTGCCAATAATCCCAACTTTTTAAAGAATTAATCCCCTTGTATTCAAAATGTTCTTTTGCTACGTTAGACAGGTCTATATTATTAGCACTAAGGCTTGAATTGTAAACTCTTGCAGCATCCCCACCGTGTCCTGTTTTTGCGTACATAAAAGCACTAAGACCATACATCATATTTTTATATGCTTGGTCTACACTTGCCATATAAGTCCCCTTATCTGCTAATACTTCATCCGCTTTTCTTCCCCTTGCTTTAGATACTGCTTCTAGGGTTTTGTTTTCTACTTCACCTAACCCCTTATAGTAATCTTCTAGTGCTTTTTGTGATTGGGCTTTAGTCATGCCTTTTATACCAATACTTCCATCGGGATAAACAGACACATCTTTGTTTGCTGATTGCAAAGCCCCAATTAAAAATCCTTTACGAACATCATTTGCCTTATCCTTTGCATTTTTTATATCTGCTTCTCTTTTCTTTACTAAAGCAGATGTTTCTTTATTGTTTTGTAGGTCACGGATAATATTCTTTTGGGCTATTTCGGGTGTAACCATTTTTGATTCCACTTGCGAAGCCCATTTTTGCATAATAGATTTCCCCGATTCATTTGCATCCAACGCTTTATTAAAGTTGTCATTTGCCGCTAATACATCATTATTAAAATGTGTTTCTGCTAATGAGTTTGCTTGTGCATATTTTTCGGGGGAGAAAGTATCTTTTATATTATGTCCGTTGTCTATAAAACTTTTTAAGGCAGGGTTATTTTTAGCAACTTGTTCATTGTATTTTCTTGTTGCGTGTTGTACGGGGATAGCCGTTTCTATATGGTCTATAATACGATTTTCTACATCTGTGTACTCTGTATTTTTCAAGTTTTCTCCCAATGCTAATCCTGCACCGTGTTCTTTTGCAGCAGCAATAACATCATTCTTACTTGACATATAATCGTGTACTATCTTACGGATAGCATATTGGTCTGATTCGTCAAATATATGTGCTTGTCCTAGTGGGCTTCCTTTCCTTTGTTCGGGGTTTAATGACTTTAATTTCCCTTCATAATCCAACGCTGCTTTTTCAATATATTTTTGAAGTGCAGGTAGTTGTAGTAATTGCGGTTGGTATTCCGTAGTGTATTTGTGGTTATAAACTACATCAATACCGTGTTTTATAAAGTTCTCTTTATCCTTTAAGTTGTTTAATTGTGCATCTATTTTTTCGTAATCTTGTTGTGAAGGGGTAACGAAACGGGAAGCCAAATTTTGCCTTTGGTTATTCAATCGTTCCATATCCTTCTTAACATTCCCCCATTCTTGCAAAGCGGGCATAATGCTTTGTGTTTGAGTAAGATTAGATATAGTTGCTAAATTCTTATTTTTTTGATTTATTGCATTGGTTAATTGTGGTAAGTCAATACCCATATTAGGCTTAACCCCGTATGCTTCTAAATCTTCTTCTTTTAAATCACCCTTATAAAACCTTTCAGTTATATCTTGTCTTTTATTGGCATCGTGTATATTAGCCTCTAAGTTTTCGGGGGAAACCAATGATGTTGTTGGCTTTTTACCCGACAATATCCCACTAAATAAGTTTTTGTTCTTTATTTGTTGTTCTTGGGCTTGTTTAGCCATTTCAGCATTATTACCTTCTACTACTGTTTTAGTTAAAGGCGAAACAGGCTTATCATCCCTTCCTAATGTAGATTTTGAAGTGGATGTGGATGTGGGTGAAGTTACCCCACCATTTTGCAAAGGCTTTGAGCCATCCAAAGGTATAGTTGGTATAGTAGGTTCGGTAGATGCTTTTTTTTTTAATATAGGCAATCCATCTTCTGTTGTTTCCGTGTTTGCAGAAACATTTTGATTACTAATTATTGGTAACCCATCCTCTGTGTATTTTCTAACCGATGTAGCCATTTATTTTACTTTAATCCTGTTTGTTTAATATATTCATCAACGCTTACCCCCGATGCCTTTGCCGCTTTAGTAATTTGGTCTATGCTGAAACTTTTTGAGCCTAGCTTATACTGCTTTTGTTCGTTATTCTTTGCAGGTTCTTTACCAATTAATTTATTAACCCCACCTTCTTTGTGCAAAATATCTTGCGCCTGTTTAAGTATATCTAAATGTTCTTTACTTGTTCCCGAACCACTTGTCTTAACTATTTTATTCATTAAGTCATTTGTAGTTACAGGCTCTCCCGAAGTGTATAAAGGTATGTTTTTATCTTTCTTTATTTCTCCAACTTTAGGGGCTTCCCCCTTTTTAGTCACATCCCAAATATCAATTTCTGATTGAGAATACCTACTATAATAGATAGGTCTTATTTCCCCATCGGGTGTTCTAGTTATAACATCGGGGTGAATAGTTTTTGTTTCTATTTTTATCTTACCTGCATCGTCTTTTATCTCAACTTTTTCTTGTTTGTCAAATAATTTATTTATATCTGTTGAAACCGATAATACGGGTTCTTTTTGTCCCCCTTGTACTGATATTGCGGGAGTGTTTTCATCTACGTTAGTGAGAACATCTTTTGTGATATTAACCAACCCTTTTGCTGCTTCCGACTTCTCTTTATCAGAATGTCCAAATTCAAGATTTTTTAAATATATAGCTTGTCTTTGTCTTTTATCTGCAAGCATCAACTCTGTTTCTCTTTTATAAGCAGGGTCTTGTTCGTCTTTAATTGTTTCTTTGCCACCTTCGGGTCTATATGCTTCTTGCCAAGATTTTAGCCAAAATGCTTTTTCGGGATTAGTTGGATTTTCTTTTTTGAAAACTTCTTTTTGCTCGTCAGGTAGTTTGTTGAACATATATTTAGAAGCATCTGAAATAGAATACTTTTGATTTCCGCCCGCAGGTTGGTTACTATCATAAAGAGCATTGCCAATATTCATATATTGCCCCTTATCAAATTCTATCCCCCCTTCTTTTCTTCTTAATAATCCCGTATAAATAGCTTTATCCCCTTCACCTTCCATCACACGTTCCCCTTGCGATGGGTATTGTTTTGATTTACCTATACCACCGTGTTCTACTGTTGTGAGAACCTTGCTAGATAACCCTTGAAGGTCTACTGTCTTAGGCATATCAAATTGGAATATAGGTGCATCTAACCCCCCTTGTCTAAAATCTGCTATCCTTTTTTTATTTTCATCAGTAAGTACACTAGGGTCTTTATCTGCAAATGATTGTTGTGTTTGTAGGTATGAGTTACGGGCTTTGCTTTTTTGCATATTACCCAATAATTGTTGAAATTCGGGGTCATTACCTATTTGTGCTAACTTGCTAGGGTTTTGAGCCATCTTTTGAAAGTAGGCGGTTGATTGCTTTTGAAGTAGTGGGACATCTTCTTGCATTACACCTGCCCAATCTAATTGATGATTAGCAGCCCAATCTGCTACTTGCTTTTGATGATTTTCGTACTTAGCCCAATCGTATTGTGCTTTTTCGTGCGCTGCATCCCAAACCCCTTTTAAACCGCTAGATATATCCAATACAACGGCAGGGCTACCTGCAACGAGGTTAGCATCTTTGTCAAAGCTATTGATTTCTCCTAAAGAGGGTTCGTTTGCCATTAATTATTTATTATTCGGGTGTCCATCCTAATCCACCGTAAGAAGGTTGAGCCATTTCTACTCCCAATGGAGTAGGTGGCAACGCTTGTGGTGCGTTAGGTGTTGTTAAATTGGGTAAAGGTCTTGAAACTATACTTTGTGGTATAGAATTACCACTAGCATCCGTTGGGGTATATCTTGGGGAATAAGTATCACCTTTTAGTTGATTTATTTGAGCCTTGTTTAATGCTGTATTTTGCATACCCGTACCAAGTGCAGAAACCCCGCTTATTGCATCACTTAGCCCACCAAAAGCATTTTGTTTACCTGCTGCCATTCTTTGCTTCAACTCATTTAACTTCCTTTCATAAGGTTGGTATTCGTTCAAACTCCATTGCATTGTTTTTTGCCCCGCCAACTCTTTATTCCGTTCCATAAAACGGTTAATGTTTTCAGTGTGCATTTGTGCATCTGCTACGGCGGTTGAACCTAATTGTTGATTGTAATTTTGCAATAATCTTGCTATATTGTTTACATCGCCACCGCCTTGCAATGTTGCCCCAATACCTGCACCTAATCCCCTTTGTGTTTCTTGGGTTAAATAGTCTTTAGCCCCTGTACCTAATCCCCCTTGCGCTTCTTGTGCTGCAAGGTCACGGTTTTGTTGGTATTCGCTTTGTATCTTATAAAAAGGCTGCCTTAAATTAGCCATTTCTTTTTTGGCTTTGGCTTCATCACTAAATCCTTCAATAGACTTAGCTATGCCCAAACCTGTTTGTGCAATACCCGCTCCTAAAATTAAACCTCCCGAAATTGGCATTGTTATTTATTTTAATTTGTTACTTGTTTCCATCCGAACCCAGCTGCACTATATCCCTTGCCATTAACCACTCTTGCAATACTCTTCGTATCTAATCCAAGACTTTTTGCTGCGTGAGATATACTTGTATAATAAGATATAACTACATTTGTTTTTAAATCAAATTGACATACTTTTTTATGTTGAGAAATATTAGATTTGCCATCTTTAAATTTCCAAACATATCCCGCACAAGTTTTACTGATACCATTTACTGCATTTTTTATAGCAGTTCTTTTTAATCCATTTTCATTTGCGGCATCTACCGTACTAGGGTACTCTTTTATAAAGTCACCATTGGTATCATACTGCAATATTGCTCTTTGAGATGCCTCTTTACACTTTAATAAAGTTTCCTTAGAAGGTTTTACTCTTGCATTATTTACGCTAACCCTATTTCTTGATTCGATAGATAACGACTTCCCAATATTGGATAATGATATTTTTTCTGTCATATCTTTACTCCTAATCTCTTTTAATTCTCCATATTTAGGCAAAATAGAATTTAAACCTAATTCTAAATCTAATACATTATATAACAACCCAAATTCTCTTTCTTTTAAAAATCTAATAGAAACATCTCCTTCCCATACTATTTCTGTTTTGTGATTATTATAACCATAAGCAAAAATGCTATTATATAGCTTTAATTGAAATTTGCAATTACCGTTTTTATAATAGTTCAATCTTCGCTCAAAATTTAAGGTAGAGCCAATATAAACTTGCCCAATAGGATTCGTTATTTTATATACAAATGCTTTACCCATATTTAATTGTTAAAAAATCGTCTCAAAATTACATACTTTTTCTGATTATCTGTAATTTCATTTATTATCTCAAATCCGTTACTTAAAAGATGCTTTATTGCGGGGGTGTTTTTGGTACAAAGCCCTGCATAATAATCGTTCCCTAAATTAGCATCTATAAAATTCCAAAACAAAGATAAGAACCATTTTACTCTGTACTTCTTCCTTATATGGAAAGAATTTAGAACTATTGAAGTCCCATCTGTAAACCTTGTAAAGAACGCTGCTAATTCATCGTCTACTTTTATTTTGTACACTATCTCGTCATGCGAAATACACCGCAACGTATCATCAATATTCTCTTGTACTGTACCGCCGTTCTTGTGGACATTTTTATGCCAATCGGGGCTTTCTTCTGAATATAATTCTTGAACAATGTCTCTAACGTTTTTAACCTGTTTGCAAATAATCTTTCTGCCATCCATTATCTATTATAAACTCATTTATTTGTGATTGTATTTCAGTATTGTAAGAACCAAAGTTAGGTCTTATTTGTGATTGTTGTAATGTTGGGATATTATTGTTTATCTCTAAAGTAAAATATCCTGCAATAGTGCCATTATCTCCTTCTATTCTATAAGGGATTACATTGCTTGTTACCAATGCTATTTTGGCATCTACAAGGGGTTGCAAAACATTCCCATTACCAACAACGGGGAAAGCGGTTTGCCTTGCATCCAACAAAACAAACTGAATTAACTTTGCATAATAAAATTCGTAAACAAATCTGAACGTCATTTTTCTACTATTGAATTGCCACTAGCAATGTATTGTAAGTAAATCTTGTTTAACTCAAAGTAACTTCCTGCACTATAAAAATCTTCTATCAATCTAAGTATAAAGTATTTCCCTGCTACCCTATTGCCATCTACTATCATACTTCTAAAGTCTTGTTCTGCATCGGCAGGGGGGTATGTATTCCCGTTTCTTAAAACTTGCCCGTAAGATAACCCCTCTTTATTTTGAAAGTAACTCGAAGGTACATAACTAAAGCTATATTTTGCAGTAAAATAAATTAAGTCTATGAACATTTTTGCATTAGTAATGTCTAAAGCTACATTCTGTAATATCTTTATTGTTTCGGGCATCATATTTATTACTAGCATTAAAGCAGGTAATTGAGTAAGCCCATAATAAGTGCAATAGTCTGTTGGTGGGGTATTATTGTGATAATAAGGTAATCCTGCTGCAAAACTGAAAAACTGATTGATTGTACCTATGCCCCTTAATTTGCCATAACTTTCGGGGGCGAATCCTGCAAACCTTGTCCATCTTCCCGTATTCAAATTAAAGACTAATGTTTCTTGGAAGTCTAATTGAATATTTCTTCTATCGTTTACATAAGATGTTAAGTCATTTGTTTTGCCCCTTCTTGGTCTGAATGTAAGGTATATGTTTTCTCTTTCTAAATCTATTCCACTTACTACGTCAAATTTGTATCCTGTACTGTTATTTTCGTTCCAACTGCCTATGAATTGGGATTTGGCTGTATAGTAAGATTTAATCCCCACTATTGCACCGTTTTCAATAATATGTGTAATGTCTTTTGCTTGTCTGAAATCACAAAGTACATAGCATCCGTTTCTTTGGTCGTGCCAAAAAGCATACTTATCATTGAATAAAATGCTACTTGTATATTCATAAGCGCATCCGTAATTATCCCCTATTTTTTGATGTGGCGTACCCATAGCATTATCTAGGTTTGCTATTTGTACTCCTTGTGCGTTTGCATATATGTAGTTGAAGTTAAAGTCGGTTACAAACCAATCGTTTTCACAAAGGAAAAACACTAATTGGAATTGGGTTTTGATTGCGACAATCCCCCCACGACCATAACCCTTAAACACTTTTCTGTTTTCATTTCTAAATGTTGCTAATCCGTTCTTTAAACCTTGACTGATATAATCATCTGATTTAATAGTATCATCTAGGTAGAACATTTGTTTTGCATAGGGGTTTATTAAGTTTGATTGACCCCCACTTGCTGCATCGTAACCCCAACTATCTGTTATGTTTGGGCTTTCAAAGTTATGTGTAAAGAACTGCACCCCTGCATTTGGGATAGTAATTGAACGTGGGAATAAATAAGTATCCCAATAGTTTAAATCCCCCGTAGTAGGAGCATAGGTAACCCCGTTATACACTATTGAAGGTTCTCCATCTATTATAGGCATCCAACTTGTAATGAATGTTTGGCTATTTTCTTGTGATTCTGTTTCGCTTTGAAAGAAAGGTGTCAAATCATTATTTTCAGAAGGGGAATAAATCTCTATCCAAAAGCCTGTTTTAAACTGTAACTGATTGAATCTATTATCGTATTCTACAAATAAATTCACCCCTGTTGATGTGGTTGTGCTACTTGGTAATACAGTATTTGAAGGGGGCGATATAAGTTGTGCGTTTATCGCTGATTGGTTGTAGTTTGTACCTTGTATTGGTACGTCTATAACTGCACTTAATAATTGCCCTTGTCCATTATCATATATCCTTAATCTATCGTTTTGTTGGAACTGATAGTTTGCCAATAAGTTAAGATTGTTTTGAATATTTGTATTCAATAGGCTTGTAATAGATACAGAACAATACGTTGCCAAAGCGGGGTCAATTACCACTATTCCTGCCGCATTATAATATGTAATGGAATCCCCTACCCATTGTATGTATTTTTTATAGTTGGTGGCTTTTGTAACAAAGAAAGCCATATATGCTGCATTTTCGGTTTGGGTATATGTATTCAGTTTTAATCCCCCCGTAGCAATAGCCCATTGTAAATAAGTAGGTAAAGTATTCCCCCTTGAAACAAAAGAAGGTACTGTAATGTCTTGTACTTTTTGGATAGCCGTTACTCTCCCTGCCAAATCTGCCAAAACAACCCCCACAGAATAACTACCTTGTTGTTTTACACTTGTATATTGATTTGCTATCACATTAACCAATAATGGGTATGGCGAATAAAACAATGTCCTTTGTGAAGTGGAACAAGCCGATGCAGGTAAAGCCTGTGGTACTATATATCCACAATTGGCAAGCGTAATCAAGAAATTACCGCCTGAATTTACATATACCAAGTCTGTTGAAGTGTAAACATTATCAGATGATTTTCTTGTGCTGCTGCTACTTGCATTATGTATGACCAATGTGGCAATACCATCTTCGTTGGTGTATGCAACTGCCCCATCCTTTACTGATACCCCTATATTTGAATACGGTATAGTGCCACTTAAATCTGTTACTTTTGCCTTATAAATTATTGCATTTACGTTTACATTGTAAGGCGTGGTATCAGGAGAAACGGGAACGTAGTCTGAAATGTACGATATCCCCATAGTATTATAGCCGCCGCTAGACGCACCTTTTGCTAGAATTGTAAATAATATAAAGTTTCCACATTCAAAATAACCTTGAACATGAACATCCGTTGCCGCACTTGTAGCATATCTAAGCATAAAGAAAAACCCATTCTTATCTGTGTAGTAATACTTGGGAGACCCTGCTCCCGTTGCAGGATAATTTAAGTCTTTAGTGCCAGATATTTGTAATAATTCAAAAGGATTGTTTGTAGTCCTAGTGTCATATATGTAGCCTTCATTAAAGCACCATTCCCCTGATTTTGTTGCGGGCGATAATACTATGAAGGAGTTGATGGCATCCCCCCACACATCCACGTCACCTGCCGTACAATCAACCTCAAACTCCTTTGAATAATCCAAAATGTCCGCCGTTGCATCAAATCCTTTGGCAGACTTGTAAAGCCCCATTATATAGGTGCTTTGTCCCCTGAAATCTTGGTTAAGGGAAATGTTGTGACGACCCAATGTTGCCGTGTAATATCCTGCGGGAACTTCAAAGTCAAAAACACAAACAAAATAGGCATTCTTTGAATAAATAGATGTAAGATAAGTCGTAAGGGCTGTACCGTCTCCGTTGTAATCCAAAGGTGTTGTTATTTCGGTAAAAACCCCTGCGTCAGACACCCAATTCCATTTCCCCACCGCAAAGTATGGAGTGCCTTTCAAGTAACAGACAAAGGCATTGTTTTCTCCGTCCGCCCCAAACCTTAAATCGAATGTGGAAAACTGTGAAAAATCAATATGTGCATTAGTTCCGTCAAATGTCATTCCCCCAAAACGCATACCCAACGCATCCTTGCTATTATAAAACCCTACCTGTGTGGCATTGTTGTCAGCATTGGTAACGGTGGCGTATAACCTTATCTTTCTTGTAGGTATGACGCAACCCATAGATGCCTTTTCCTGTACTGAAATGGAAATCTTGTTGGTTATTTCTTGCGGGATATTGTCATAGCCGTATTGATTGTTCCCTAAAACAATTCCATCCCCCAAATCACTCATTCCCACACTTAACAGGGGCATATTGCTTTGAACCATCGCAAACAATGATTGGTCAACTATTTGTCCTATTTTAGTGTTATCAAAAATATAGGTAAGCGTATTAGTTATTGAATCGTAACTGTTTACATTTGAGTTTTGCCATGCCCCTGTTCTTTTCCAATATTCAACGGGACTATTTGTACCAAACTTATAGATAGTATCATATAAATACCAATCACTCCAAGTTACATAAGCATTTACGTTTTGTTGTTTTTTTGTGAACCTATAAAATAGATTTATTTTTTCAACAAGGGGTGACCCTGTATATAATGTCAATAACCATTGGTTATCTATCAAATTAGGGTTAGCCAAAAATGATTGTGACTGTATTATATTTGGAACTGAAAACGGGGATACTGTTGTTTCCCTTCCATCAGTATAAACAAACTGATAACAGAACTCAAAACCGTAGTCTAATATATCGTTTAATCCGTTTGTATTATTTAGTTGTGAAACTGCCGTTACGGGCTGCATAGGTGGTCTAACGGGGTATTCTAACAACTCCCTTCTATCAAAAAGTGGTGGTTGTAAATCATAATAAGGATATTCTGTTGCATCATACCCATCAGTATTGATAGCCGCTATTACGTTTATCCATATTTGCCATCTATCCCCGTTTGTAGCGATAAAATACTTCTCAATTACGTTTTTATTTTCATCATACTTTACTCTTAATGTGCAACGATGTTCTGCAAAAAATCCGTCTTGTTCGTCTGTAAAGTTTAGTTGTGGGTCTATGATAACTTTTGTTACATTCAAATCATCCCCACTTATAATATATATTCCGTGTTGGGAGTTGCTATTATAGTTAAGGTAGTATAATTCTTTTGTTAGTGTACTTTCAAATGTGCCAACGTTTTTATTGTATCCATCGGGCAAAACTGAATCAGGCACTTGTACGTTTCTTCTTAGTGGGGTTAGTGCTAATTCGTTCTGACCTTCCCCTGTAGGATTGCCTGTACCCGTAGATAGTTGTGGGTTACTGTTTATATCCCATCCTAAGTCCTTTATAAAAGGGGAACTATCGGGCTTCATGGTTTCATTGCTCGAATCAGTATCCAAAAATAAAGGTAGTATTTTAGATTGCTCTTGTGCCATTAAGTGTCATTAATAATTAACGTCCTGTGCGTAATTACCCCCAAAATAAGAAGGCATATAAGTCTTTTGTGCGAACATTGAACCAAGTTCTTTAACGGTGTATTTGTTTAATTCTCCCAATAACCCCCACTTCATTTTTGCATACTTTACATTATACCCATCATTTAATCTTTGCATATTGTCATTATACAAGGTATAGTAGTATTTAAGCCCCATTATGAAAGTAGGTACTGCTATAAAGGGGATTGTCATTTTTTCTAGTGGAACACTTTCGTAGTAACGTATAAGTACTTTTTTGTGACCAAAATTTTTAGGGAATATCAATCTATTACCTAATTCTGAAATATTGTAAATATCATTAAATTGATTTCTGCAATTCCCTCTTGAAAAATAACAACCACATTGCGTACTGTATATGTCTGCTTTTGAACTGCAATAATATATCCAAGTATTTACATTGGGGGATGGTGGCAACCAAGAATCTCCCCCTATTGCTACCTTTTGATTATTAGGTACAGCGCAATGGGAACAAGCCAATATAGCATCGTAATTTTCTTCACAATCTGTAACACATCCTTTTTTATCTGTTTTTAAGGCGCAAAGTTGTGTATTAGTCGTTACTACTTGTGTTGAAGTCCACACACCGTCTGTATATATTGCTTGTGGGGCTTGTTTTTCTTCGTAATAATGTCCGTCCAAAAAACCCCTTCTAGTAATGCAAGTGAATTGTTGTGTATTCCCATCGGGCAACGGTGCTGTCACATAAGATGTAATTCCTTCATACCCCTTAATCATATTACACAACTCATAATTACAAGTACAGTTACCACGCCCCCCTGCATTTACATCAACTAAATCATCGTGTAACTTTTGATTCATAAATACGGGGGTAAAAGAACCGTTTTCGTTCATTATTGAAACCCCACTTAAATCTAAGTAGTTGCAAGGTAAATCAACCGTATTCGTTCTTTTGTTTACGTCCAATAATACCCTAGTAGCATTTTTTACTGTTGTAAGATTGAGGTCGTCCCAAACGTATTTTGCAAGACGGTGGTAACGCATCTTCAACTGTTGCAAGATGTCGTCACCGAAAAGGCTTGCATCTTCTATTGCTTCTGATATAGGGATAAATCTACCCATAGGTTATTTATTGTGGGGCTGAATCCCCTAGTTTACTTTTTATTTGTTGTAACATTTCATTACTTTCATCATCTACCTTGTTTTGGGGCAATTTACGGGTATCCAATAACAAAGCCAAAACAGATTTAACAATATCAAAAGCAATGTCATTGGGGACTTGCAATTCATCGCTATCCCATAACCCTTCTACTTCTACTTCGTTGATGCAAAGTGGGAAATTATAGGCATCTATCCCGTTCCCCCTTTTTGAAAAGAAAGAAAGCCCTTTAAATTCGGGCGTTAGATAAAATCTTTCTTCGGCAGGTTGTACTTGTGTTATTGTGCTGAATATGGTGCTAGTATCACAACTACCTATCCCTTCCACATTGAATATGTCCTTATTTTCGGGTAAGGGTATAGTGTAATACTTTCCAAATTCAACCCTTCTTCTGCCCGATGCAGTAGGTTCTCCTAGTGGGAATTTCTTTCTGAAAAGGTTTGCACTAAAAAAATAGTTTTCATTGTCGTTGTTCTTGTTTTGGTATCTCATATACAATTCACGCATAACATTGGCATAACCAAGTTTACAGAACTGTACTATCTTCTGTTGGCTAATCAACTGTTGTGTTGATTTAGGATTACCATTGTTGTAGGCACTCCAAATAATATTTGCTAAGTCGTCTAGGCGCATTGATTAAAGGCTTTTGTAAACAAAGTAATTCACCGATACTAAAATAAAAATATCCCAAATCCAAACCCATATTTCTATTGTATGAAACCCAAATACAGAAACAACCGTTCCCCAATAAGTTATAGACCCCCAAACAGATGCCATACACTTAACACATCCCCACAAAGGCAATGTCCAATTATTGCCCCTATACTTTTCAAAGAATGAAGGGTTTAGTTTATAAAATATGTTTCCACTACAAATATTCCCCTTATTAATATCATTTACACAACCACCTTTAAATGCTTCATAAACACCATTTATAGCTAAAGACTGTAAATAAGTAAAAAGAAGAAAAGATAATATGTATAAAAAAAGTGTACCCATTATGTAAGCCCTATTTGTTTTAATTCTTGTGCAAAAGCCCTAAATGTATTGTCTTTTGAATAACACCCATAAAGAACACTTAACCCTTTAAATATGTACTCATACGCATTTGTTTCCCACTCTGTTTCTATTGTTGTTTCGGGGTTATAAACAAATGTATCATCGGGTTGTTGTATGTATCCTAATGAATAAGTATTTTCATTGCGAAGATACCTAATTTCTACCGAAGTTAAATCGTATGGGCAAACTTTTAAGTTACTGTCAAAAAAGCAACCTATTGGGTCTTTGTATGTCGGATAGTCAAAATTATCTGTTGTACGGTAATCCCATTCATTTTGGTCTACGATTACGATTGGTCTGCTTTGGCATCCTGCTTTTGCTACGCTTATTTTAAATTCTTGTAGTTTTTGTTGTTGGGTTTGAAATGGCTTCCCCTCCTTTTCTTCTTTTGTTTCGTATGTGCCACATTCCCCCGAAAAATCATTTTTTACTGTTACCCCTGCGCTTAAAAAGTTTCTGCAATCATTGGGTATTACTATCATCCCATTAGTTACGGGTATAGATACTTTTACCATAAAAGGACGTGCTATATCTATTATGCGTTGATTTGTAGGGAATAACTCTGCTACTTTAGATAACAGCCAAGAACTGACTGTATTATACATTGCTGAATATATCGAAGGGGGCAAGAACTGATTGAAGTCTTGATTCGATACAGCCAACAATGAAGTAAGCATATTGTTAAGACTAGATTTGTTCTCTGATGCCATTATTTAATATTTATTAACAAGATAATCCCGTGTTGTTGCCTATTAATCCTGTTGATGGATTGATGCTGTAAATACTTCCCCCTACGCCTGTTGTAACACCTAAGAACCCTGTAACGGGAACTGTCAATGCGTTATCGTAATATAAAGTAACACCCGTAGCAATAGGTTTTGAAGAATACAATGTAATTGGGGTTTGTCCACAAACAGTATAGATAGTACTTCCTAAAAGATAACTTCTACTGTAAACAGAACTAAATTGTGAAGCATAGAACGTTTGTACCAAGTTATTTAGTGTCGCCGCTAAATTTATATTAAACGCTGATTGAGAAGTGCTTGAAGGGTATGTAGTTGTATTTACATTGTGATTATAGTCTATTGTCTGTAATGATATAGATTGCCCTATTGTAACTTCCAATGCGGTCAAAGAACATATATAATTTATAATTGCTTGCAATACCGCTACCAAACTTGTGCTTGTGCTTTGGAAAGGTACAGTCATTGGGCTACCATTAACAATCAGAACTACCGATACGGGGTTGTTTGCATTGCCATTTGTTAGAATATTAAAATAGCCCCCACTTGTACTATTTGAATAACTTGTTTGGTATGTGCCAAGTCCTAAACCATTTAGCCAAGCCAATATGTCAGACGAATCTGAAACTAAATAAGGTGTTGGTGCTGTATGTGTCGTTGCCCCAATTAATATGCTTTGTATTTGCGCTGCATTACTAGGTACTGATTGTGATAAGAAGTAATTAGTAGAAGATAGGTTTATAACACATCCCCCGTTAAGATTAGCAAGGTTTATAGCATTTGATTGTGTTACCAATGCGTTTAATTGCGCTTCCAAAACCCCTGTTGTATCTGCCGCTATTGCAGCAAGGATATAAGATGCCAATTTTGTATAATTCCAAGAAATAAGGTATTGTACATTATTTGGGATTGCGGTATTTAGTGTTATCTCAAATGCCAAATCGCTATTGTTAGCTTTCGCCACTTGATACGAACTAGATTGTATCTCAAATTGGGTAGTACTACCTACTGGTTCACTTGTAACGGTTGTAGCCCCTGCACCTATGATATTTACATTTTGTGGCATATCTTATTAATAAAATTGGTTTTGATTATTGCAATTACAATTTAGTATGTCTTGCATTATTTTTATTTGGGAAGAAGCATCTTGCCCTATTGATTCCAATGCTTGTGCTATTGCCAAAGGTACAGTTATTTGTTGTAGTTTCTGATAGGCGTTTTGTCCTATTGCATTATTACAGTTAGCCTTGTATATTTCTTGTTGTTGAAGTATGCAGCATATAACACTTTGTACTGCATTATTACAAGTAACGTCATAAGGCTGATTGGTATAATAAGAAACCAATACATAAGTATCTGTCCCAACTAGATAGGTAGCAGTAGTCGTGTTCACTATCCTAAATTCCCCCGAAACAACAGAATTATTTACAAAGGGGGTAAAAGTAAATGGAACGGGAGAAATAGTACCTACGGGGTAATATAATTCACCCGAAACCACTTTACTTGTAGGAATGGTGTTTTGATAGAACAACGGCGTAATTTCTGTAACCGTCAATGCGTTTGTTTGGCAATTAGGCGTAATTGTGAAAGCCCCCTGTGAATATCCCGTAGATAAAAACAAAGGCGGTTTACTTACCGTTGCTACCATTGGTGTAGTTTGGTAAATAGTGCCATCTTGGTCTTTTATCGCCCCTTGAATAATATAATCTTGAAATAAGAATGGGTAATTAACAGAAGATAAATCTAATGTAAATGTACTTTCCCCCATATATACAGGTTCGTTATCTGTACTTGGGTGTGGGATTTGTGGGCTTGTCCAATTATAAGACAAAAGAACTATCCCCGAACTATCTTGCAAGGAAAAGCAAATACCCTGTACATTCAAAGCCCCACCACTCTTAAAAATAGTAAGTTGTGAAATATCAAATACAACTACCCTATTAAGTATGTCAAAAGTAGTTGAAAACCCAAATTGGGATATATTAGGAGAATCTATTTGTACTTGTGGCACTTGTGTTAATTTTTGCTGTAAAATAATAAAGGGCATCCGAAATTAGATGCCCTTCAAATCTTTTCGGGAATTACTAGCGTAATATTTTAAGACTACGAACTACAAGCCCCAAGATAAACCGTATCTGTACCTTGCACCAAACTTTGGAATTGGGTGTAAGTATAGTAGCTTTGAATTGTGTAGTGGGATGTGTTACTAAAGTTACTTCTCATAACCGCAGTACCTACATATAAACCTACATAATCATCTGCGAAAGCATCGTGCGCCCCTGCACTACCATCATCATTACGATAAATACACAAAGAGTTTATTGAAAGGGGAGTGAAAGCAGGTGCATTACCTCCGTATAAGTTGGCAACAATAGTTGGGACAGTACCGCAACACGCATCACACGCTTGTTGAAATACCGCTATTGACGTAGCATCAATCATCACATCTTGACCGTCTTGTTCTATCCAAAAACCTTGCAATGTATTAGCGTCCAACAACTCGTCAGACGTTGGTTGGAACGTTGGTTCATACAAGATTATTGTGCCATCACCGGGAGCAAGGATTCTCTTTAACCAAACAGGTCTTGGAGAAAACGCTTGTAAGCGTTCACAGTTTATAGATATGGTAACCCCTTGACCCCCAACGTAGGAGTTCATCGTACCATTGTAAATGACGTAAGCGTTGATTAAATTTGCCATTGTATTTGATATTTATAATTTATTTAAACTGTTTTGCTACTATTTGATTCAACTTGATTATTGCTTCAAAAATGTCGGCATCCAAATAATTCTCAAAGACGTAATCCAACATCCCTTCTCCCTTTGCAGGAATATCTTTCAATAGAACTTCTTTTTTTGATTTACCTACTACTATTTCACCGTCAGTAGTCAAATCTAAGAAGTTGTTGTCAGACTTAATCTTTTCAAACAAAGCGGATACATCTCCTTTGTACTTAGTAACTCCGTTTATAATAATTTCGGGTTCTTTATCAGCAAGTTTCTTTAAGTGGCTAAACTTGTTTTCATCTGCCACCGTATTGTCTCCTGCACCGTACAATATACTATAAAGGTTCTTTACCTTGTTTCTAGTGTTATCCAAACCAGCTTCGTTTACTATTTTCAACGCCTCGAATTTAGAATCTAAGAATGATTCGTTTTCTGATTCAACAAATTCATCTTTGTATTCTTCAAACATAGAGTTGAAGTGTCTTGGGTCTTTACTTACACTATTCTTGTTGTATGGGCTTGCTTTTAAAAATTGAATCTTATAAGGTTCAATATCTTCATCAAACTCGTTTACTCCACTTGTTAGCGTAATAAAGAAGGCATCTGCTGAACTAGCATCATTATCATTAATGTTTTTATCTGCATTAAGGATAAGGTTTTGATACTGCGTGTCCAATGTGGCGTAAGATTGAAGAAATCTAACGGGTATCAAACTACCTTGTGGGTCTCCCCATTTAAGTATCTTGATTTTCCCCGAATAGTTAGTGTCTTTGACATCTAATACCTTTTCGGGGATTTTACCGTTTTTATCCAATCTTACCGCCCATATATCGGCAGAGTTTGGAATCCCTACGGATTGCGGTTGTAACGTGTATTGCGTTTTTGTGCCGCTGTCCGTAACTGATTGCCCACTATTCTTTTCAATGAACTGTCCTGTCAATGTTGCAGGTCTATCACCCGCACCTGCGAATACTTTGTACTTCTGTCCCATTTTATTCTTTTAGTTTATTTTTTTAGCTTGTTTGAATCCTAGTTATAAACGTTACCCCTAGAAATCATACCCAACTGTGTTGGCTTGTGTATTTCAAGACCGAAACTGTCTTTTGCAAATACTGATGCGATACGACCACCTTCATTTCTGAAATCGTGCATCCATACCTTTTGGTCTTTTGCAGGTTCAGCACCTTGAATATTAACATAGTTCATAATTGGAACTCTGTTGCCATCTGTATCAGTGTAAGCCTTTGCAGGAAGTAATGCTGCAAAATATTCCAAAGGACGACCTAATTGGTAATCATCGAAAGCATCCATTTGATAAGTAAGGAAATGGTAGTTATTCCAAGAGAAATTACCAAAGTTAAAATATTCAAACTCTCTCATTCCTTCACCACCTTCACCAAACAATCTGTATTGGTAGTTTTGGTTGTAGTTACGAACCAATGCTGCGATTGCTTCGCTCCAATCTAAGCCAAAGTTGAAGTCGTGAATCATAAAGTAATCAGTAGAACCATTTACTTTACGAAGTGATTTGATAATAGAGAACAACAATGATTTGAAAGAACCACCCAAGAATTGGTCGTATGCGTAGTTGAATAACCCGTATTTTCTGATAGTTGGAATCAAACCATCGAAATCTTGGTCTAATTGGCTATCGTGTTGGTTGAACAAGGTTCTCATAATACGGTTTTGAGTAATCCAAGTTTCAACTTCCATTGACAATTGTGGGATATAGAAATAATCTATTGTGTTACCGTTTGCATCAAGACCCTTTGCAATCATAATGTCCTTGTCATAGATGTAGTTATCTATTTCAGATTCATCCACGTCAATACGTTGCTCATATTTTTGTACTTGTGAAGCATACAATACAGGTGGGTTCTTAACGATACCTTGACCTTGTATTTGATTTGCAGGGTATGGGTTTTGTACCGATTCGGGTTGATACTTAGTGTTAGTGTAGTTACGCATTGCGTTCATAACTACTGTATATTGACCTCTTACTGTAAGGTCTAACACTTGGTTATTGATTGGTTGCAATGTTACTGCATAGTTACCTGCCGAAGTGGTAGTAACGTTTGTGATAGTAACTACTTGTTGGTTGTTTTCTTTGATGATTGCTTTCAATCCAACTTCGGGTTTTGCAAACACACCGTTTTGGCTCAAAGAAGAACGACTGATATTAACAGTTACAGGAACACCTGCTGGCGGTACAGAGCCACTTGCTTTCAAGATAGCAAAAGAGAATGTTTGGAATTGGTCGTATTCAGCCCACCAAAACTTTCTTGACTTAACCATTTTAGTGTCAGAACCCAATTTAGATTGAAGTTGTGACAACAACCCCCAAATAGAAGTTTTAGGATAAGGCAACACGGGAGCAATATTCCCATTAGCACCCCTTCTTATACTTGGTTGATAAGCAACTTGCTTCAACGGGTCATAGAAAGTCAAAGGTGTTTGACCTTGTATTACTTGGTCGATACTGAACGACCCTGCTTCTGAAAAAAACTGATTCTGATTTGCCATTGTTTGTTATTTAAACTGTTTTTATATTTATTTACCAAAACGCTCCCTTGCGGCTGCTATTTTTCTGTTACTTTCTTCTAAAGCATCTGCATCAAATTTCCTTACAGGGGGCTGACCGCTTTGTTGTGTTCCAAAAAGGTTTTCTGCACCTATTGTAGAACCGTTTTTTACTCCTATACCTTTACCCACTTCGTAAGACCTATTAACTACCCTATCGTAGTTGTTCAATTTGATAAACCCTTGTATTTTAGATGCTATCTTTTCTTTTACTGCATCACGGCTATCTTTATTTGTAAGGTATTGGTATAGTGTCTTTTCGTTTTTGAAGGACTTTTCAATTTCCTTCTTTTGTTCCTTAGTCAATTCTATATCAATATCTACATCTACTTCGCCGTCTTTTACTTTTGCTACTAACTTATCTGTTACAGTAGTTTCAATTATATCGTCAATGAACTTATTAAATGCGGGGTATTCTGTTCTTAGGGTTTTGTTTTCATCGTATCTGCTTTTTGCAGTACCAAACTTTTCTTCAAGTGGCTTTCTTAATTCTGCTGCTTCTTTTGCAATCTTTTGTTCCCAACGTGCTTTTTGTTTGTCATTAGAAGCATTTAGGTGGTATTCTTCTTCAAAGTCTTGCTTTGCTTGTTCCCTTGCTTCTTTTGCATCGTAATCGGGATTTTCTTCTTGCCAAGCCTTCAAGTAGTTTTCAAAAACCAAGTCTGTATCTGATTTTGATTTTAGACTTTCATAGGTGTTAATTTCTTCAACCCCCATTATATCTTCGTCAGTAGAAAACTTAATGAAATCCGCTTTTTCTTTTTCTTGTTCCCTCTTTATTTGTTCGGGGGATTTGCTTGTTTCTTTTACTTTAGCAAAATATTCGTTTGCCGCTTCAATACTATCAAACCCCCACCCTTTTATTACATCTTCGCTAAAAGTAGGTTTTACTACTTCTTGTGGTTGTTCTGCGACTATTGGTGTTTCTACTATTTCAGTAGTACTGCTGCCGTTACCGCCTTCCCCTTCTTCTGTATTATAAAAAAAACGACTTTTAAAAAGCATACATTTGTTTAAATGATTACACAAAGTTGGTACAGTTTGTAATTTTAATACTATCTTTGTCGGACATAAATTTTTATATGTCAGATACAACGCCCCGTAGGATATACCTAAGAGTAAGTGAATTTGAATGGAGGAAGTTTCAAAGACTAAAAGACAATGGCATTGGCGCAAGAGAGATTTTTGAAATAATATCAAATCAATGTTTATGCGAAAAGTGCAATAAGATAGAAATGGTTGCGTTTAATAAAGAAAATGGAGAACCTATAATAATCCCCAATAAAATTTTAACTAAAAGAAATAGATAATGAAAATAGAAATAGAACAAGCAGAATACGATAAGCTAAAAGAAAGAATAGCTTGTTTAGAAGGGGATACCCTTATTTATAAAATGAAAATAGAGGCATTAACTAAAAAGTATGAATTTATTTACAAAAATGCTTCTGAAAATTTAAAGAACAAAGTAACTTTTGACCGACAATTTATCCCAAGTTTTAGTGACATTTTTAAAGCATTAAAAAGATGAAAAAAGCAATAGAACTAGCAAAGAAGATAACTCTTAATATAGGGGTAGATAATACAGAACTACTTACTGATTACAACTTCCACAAAATATTTGAGCCTATATTAGAAACAAGCGAACCCCACTTAATAAAGAACACCCTTATAGCAGCAATAATATATGGCTATGACAATGATAGTAAATGGATAGATACTAGACTAGATGGGATTACTAACAATAAAAACATCCTTAAAGGTTTAAATGCTGACTTTAAAAACCCCACTTTAATAGAGTTTATAAACTTACAGCACGAACCATCTTTAGAATGTATTGGGAATTTCTTGGATAGACTACCTGACTGGCGTTTTCGCCACATAAGGCGTTTGTTAGATTCTTATACTACTACTATGAATCAAGCATCCCCCGATGTTTCAGAAGTTGATGCCGAAAAAGTTGCAATGGTTTTTGTTAATTGGGGGAAAGCAATGGAATCTGCAAAAAGACAAATGTATGATTCACAAGAAATGCTTAAAGAGATTGAACGTGATTATCTAGCAACTAACTCTAAAACAGAAAGTGATTTGGGAGAACCATTTACAACCAAGACATTACAAATGTTTGAAGAAGAAAATACAAAACGAGATGCAATGAGTTGGAATCAATACGTTAGAACCGTAGTTATTCCTAAAAGAAAAAATCCCCCTATTGTATAGGTGGGAGTTTTTTTCTTTGTTCCGCCTCTGCCTCTAATTCTGCCTTTGTTTTTGCTTCTTGCTGACGGTTATTGCCTTTTTGGTCTATTAATTGTGATTGTGATAGTGTCTTTAATTGTGCAATAAGTTGTTGAAGTTCCATCTTTATTTTACCTTCTTCATCAACAAGTGCTATCTTGCTTTGTGTTTGCGCTTGTAACATCATCATTGCTGATTGTTGTTGTGCTTGTTGCATTTCTAAAGCCCTCTGATGTTGAAGTTCCTCAAAATCGCTTTTCTTTTTCTCCATCTTATTTGCAGCGATAACCATTAATACTGCACCATACTTGTAGTTTTGTTGTATTGTATCTACTATTAATTGCACGTCTTGGGTTTCTATCTTACCATCCCTTAACATCTGCATTGCCATATTGATAAAGAAATCTGTTTTGGCTTTAACATCCTCTAATGAAACTGTTAGTGCCAAATCTTCGGCTTCGATTCCTTCAATACTGTCTAATAAAGAAGCGTTTGCAATACCAATGGCACTTGTTAGTTCTTCCCACCTTTGTTTAAAGCCATATTTTTTCTTTTCTTTAATCATTGCTAATATATGCTGTACACATCTTTCCCCATACATTATTAGCATTTCCCTACAAGCCTTTTCCATAAACCATATACCTTCATTAGCGGCGTTTAGTTGGGATGTTATTGATTGCTCATTTTGTCTTGGGGCAATTTGACCTAAAGAAGCATCAGTAGCGGATAAAGCAACAGTCATTTGGTCGTATAATTGCATCATTACTTTTAAGTAATTTTCTGCTTTATCCAAATGTTTTGTATCTATTGGGACAAATAACTTAGAAGGGTCGTTTACTACTACATTACCGTTTTTGTCTCTGAATTTAAGCCAAGCCATACCGCTTTGTCTTAGCATCTTCCATTGTTCCATTGCCGCATCGTATCCATTATTCCCAGATGGCTTATCTTCATCTACGTTGCCTATGTTTTTAGAGTTCGCTTCGTCTGCCACATTCAATAACCCACTTATCAAATCCCAATCCATTGCCAACCCTGTCATATCTTGTACTATACAGTTTTGGAATTTATGCCATAAAGTATTTATTTTAGGCATATAGGCTTGTTTAATATCCATATAAGATGGTCTTTCTACATCTTGCCAAATAACAAGTGTACTTTTAGCGTATCTCATATCAATACCATATCGGTACATATCAATATCTTTTTTCATATCGAAAATGTACTGCGACTGCCAAGCCCAATCTGTTTGTTGGTTATTTTGAAGCCTATCTCCGGGCGGTGGGACATAATAACAACTGTACCAAGTGTTGTATATCCTTTGCCTTTTTTCTTCGCTATCTGTTTCGGGAATCCAATTAAGAGGTTTTGGTTGCCAAGTCTTTATTTTATCATTAACCAATTTTTCGGAAAATGATTCAGCATCTTGTGTAAGTATTGAAAAGAATCCTACTTGTATAAAAGCATTACTGCCGCTAACTCCCCCTGCTTTGGAGTAACTCATATTGTGACCTGCACCTTGAACCTTATTTAGTTCAAATACTTCTTTCAATTGTTCGTCTGTAAGTGTTTCACCAAACCTTCTTACAAATTCTGCAAAGGTTATTAGTTTCTGATGATACCAAAATACAATATCTTCCCCGTTATGCGTTTTAAAGGGGGATGTAAACAATTCTGTTGGGTCTATGTATTCTACTGTACCCCTACCGTTAGTTTCATCCGTGTACCATCTGCCACAAGCCCGATTAAAGTTTTTTATATCTCTATTGAAGTCTTGGGATATTATTCTCCACTTATTAAGGTTTATTAAATAGTGTTCTATACCTAATTCAAAAGCTAATTCAATATTCCCCCTGTAAATGTAAGATTGATATAAGGCAAGTGTTTGGGAATCGTTTATTTGTGATTTTATGTAATCTAAAACCCCACTTATCTTATCTTCCTTTAAAGTAACATCCTTATCGTCCGATTTTTTACCGCCTTTTGTTGCTAATGATGCAGCATATTTATATGGGTCTTGGCTTTCTGATAGTGGGGACATATTTAATTCAACCAAAACGTGATTGATTATATCCCTAAATAAATGCTGATAGATTAACTTGTCTTTTTCTTTCTGCCTTTGCATTTTGGCATACTTATCTATTTCGTTTACTTGTATTTTGTTTTCAATCCCAATTTTATCTAGTTTTGCTAAAATGATATTATCTAAATGTGCGTCTATGGGGTTTGCCTTAAAATCTGCCGAAAAATAAGATGCAGTACCACCGCCGCCTTGTGGTGTTTTAGGGTCAATGATATTTATATACTCTTGTTTGTTTAATTCTAGTACATCTAGTTTTCTGTAAATTTTTGCTTTTTTGGGGTCTAAAAACCTAGAACTATTTTTTTGTGCATAGAATATGGCTTGTGCTAACCATAACTTAGATAGCTTTAAATCTTCGGGAAAGAAGTTTAAATCCGACCAAAATAAGGTTATATCTTTAACTTGGGGCGTGTTCGTAATTTTTGGCTTTGCCATTAATAAAAAATTTCTACAAAATTAGAGATATTTTTGGTAGTTCCATTATTTTTTTGTATTGGTGGCTATCGCAAGTACATCTGTATCTACTACGCAATCAATTTTTTTGTCATTTAGTATAACGGGAAACACGTCCCTATCGTCTAATAATAGTATATCTCCTTTATTTATTGGTATTTGTTTGTTTAGATAAATAGGGGATGATATTACTTTCCTTTGATATGTTTTTTCTTCTTCTGTGTACAAAATATCAAATGCAGATACTTTTTGTATAACACTTTCTTCGTGTTCTAGGAATACATAAGGGCTATTGCTTATTAACTCACCCCCTCTTATTAATCCTAGTATTGGGCTTAACTCATCCACATCCCCTGCATAATAAACTATGGTGGGTTTTGTTATCCTTCTGTTGGCATCAACTACCAATGTTTCTTTGTGATAAGTACTGTTGGCATTTACCAAAAATAAATCATCGTCACCATCTTTACAAAAGAAGTTAGAAGAACTATTACAAACAGTATAGTCTATTATTGCTATATCCCCTACTTGAATGTTTTTCTCATTGGGGTTTACTTTCTCTACTGTTGCTGTCTGTACAAACTTAGAGTTGTATGCTTCATCTATTTCATCAACCTTAATGGTTTTGAATAGGGTTACTTTACTACCATCGTCCCTAACTATTTGCTTTGTATAGATACTTTCTCTATGCTCTGATGTTATTCTTAGTAAGATTCTATCTCCTAATAACTGTACTTTGCTTAAATCTAAATCTGTGATAGCCATTTTCTTTTATTTATTTCTTGGGGGGTTTATTTCCATCATTATTTGCATCATTGTTCTAGTACTATTGTCTGTAAGATTTGTTTCTTGTATCTGCTTTAATCCATACTCTAACATTACCTCTGACATTGTTATGTGGGATTCCTCTGTATTGCTCAAATCGAAATTCTTTTTATCTTCCAAACCTTCTTCAAAAGGGTATTGTTCTAGTTGGTCTATGTCGTTGGGGGATTTTGGTATATCAAACCTAGTCACCAACATTTGCAATCCATTTTCAGTTGTCTTTGGGGTTGTCCACATTCCCCACTTCTTATCTGTTTCACTTTTCAATAAAAAGTTAGACATATTTTCTTCTTCAAATACTTCTTCTGTTGATTCTACCTGTCTTTCTGCCATTACGGGGTATCCCCAAAACTTACAAGCCTTAACGCACTCTTTATGTGCTATTTTAGGGTCACTTGGACGTTGTAAATATAAGGCACAATATTTATTTGCATTACCACTACCAAAATAATCAAATTTTTGATACACGACTATTGATGCTTTAGATAGTTTTTTACTGATAGTGTTATCGGTCTTATATCTTATAGGGTCATATCCTATACAACCTTCGGGGTTTATTGGGGGATAGTAAGTACCTTCACTACGTCTGAACCTATTTCTTGTATCAATGTTTTTTTCTGTATCAAAGTATGGCATAACGGCAACTAACCAAGCCCCTTCATCGTTCTGTTCAAACCAAACCTTGCCTTGTTTATCTTCTACCAAATCCCCTTTAACATAAGGCTTTTGGTCTATTGGGAGTGCGTAAAGATGATTTAACCTTTCGTCAAAACGCATTACCGAGAAGTAGGTTTTGTCATTTGCCGACATTAACCCGTGTTCTTCTTTTAGTGGCATACGCCTTAACTCAAATACATATTGCTTACTATCTTTTGCGTATTTGTTTGCTTGCGCCCATACATAAGCCTCACAAGCATCTTTGTTTACTTTGCCAAATCTGGTATAAACAGGGTCACGAACCTTATCGGGGATGTCGGCAGAGTGTATTGCACTAACGAACCATTTGTATAACCCACTTGTTGTACGGTTATTAGCATCCCTTACAAGGGGATTACTTTCCATATACATCTTACACCCTTCCTTTACGGCGTTTAATTGGTTGTCACTATCTCCCATTGTAGAAAGAACATCTATCTTACCTTTTATGCCATATTCTACTACACACTTTTTATTAATGTCTAGTGTTTCCATTGTAGAGGCGGTTGTCCACTTAAAGGCTTCGTCCTGTACTATAAATCTCTTTTTTGTACCATCCATTGCTGATGCTACTGTTGGATAAGCCCTTGCAGTTCCCCCTAAGTAAGTATTGTTTTCATCACTATCCTCATCTTTAAGAACATTGCAAGTTAATTCTATCCCGTTACGGGGTTTCTTTGATGCAGGGGTATAAATCTTTTCACGCATCCAAATAGGTCTTGCAAGATATGTTTCTATAAAAGGCAACATCAAAGTTTCCTTTACTTTTTTATCGGTATTACTTTGTAATCCAACGTGACTATTTTCATCTTCTAGTAGAGTATAAATACCTTCGCTTATTTCCTCTGACGACATACCACTACGCCTACACTTTAGAATACATTTCCCAAAACAATCTGCATCTTTTCTAACCAAGTCCCTAAAATAAAAGTCTAATCTTTGTTGGTCTAAGTAGTTGGGGTATCCGAAGTCAAACTTATTGAAAACAAGAAAGTCATAGTGCATCCCTGTAAGGTAAACCAATTCTCCTCCTATAAGTATCCAAACCCCTTCAAGCCATCTTTTTCTATGCAAGTCTATTATTTCAATCCTTTTCTTTTCTGTCAATCTTCTTACATCGGGTATGTCGGGGCGTGTCCAAATTTGATTTTGTTTATTATAAACATCAAAGTTTATTATATCTTTTTCATCATTAGGTACAGACAAAGGGATTTCGTAGGTATATAACCCATCCATTAGTGAAACCGTATTACTATTTGTTACTTTCTTTGACACGTTATAGATTAAAACTATTAAAAACCTTGTAAATATAGAAAATATCTATCAAGTGCTATTCTGTTTTTAGAATTTAACGATGTATTTTTCAAAAATCTCGTTTAAAACATCTTTCCCCAATGCTGTTATTTTTAATTTAGTCCCCATTAACTTTCCGCTTTTGCTTATATAACCTTTATTTTGAAGGGTGCTAAATGCCAATTTTATTTTAGTCTTACTGCTATTGAAAGAATATTTATACAAATCACGCCAAATTGTACTGCTTAATACCTCTTCCCCTGCATATAACCTAATCATTACTTGAAATTCGGGCATATTTAACTTAGTCCTTAAAGCAATAGTCTTTCTATTAGCTTCATAATTAACTAAGAACCTAGACATATAGTTTGAAGCTATCATCCATTGGTCTTTAGGTATAGATAGTTTGTTCTTTGATTTTATAAGGTAGTTGTATGTTGGGGAAAGATTAATTGTATTTATTTTGGAAAATGTATCAACCAATTCCTTGCATCCTAAAACAAAAATACCCTTACTGATAATATCATCTGAATCTTTTGATTTTAAGTTCTTTTCGTGCAATTCTTTGTACTTAAAAAACTCCTCAACAGACATCCCATTTACATCATCCTCAACTATTAGTATCCACTTCTTTCTTAAAGCCCTAATCAATACAAACATCTTGGATAAGAAACTTAACTTACAACTAGACTTAGTATCAAATATGTGACCTTTCTTGAAAATTTTATACCCTATGTCTTTAGGTAATAATTCTCTTTGAGCCTCTCCCATAAGTGATGCTTGGCTTTGAAAATAGTATTCAAAGTTTTCGTTCTGCAAATCAAATTTACTATTGCCTATATTCATTAGTTGTTAGGTTTAGTTTTCAATACTTCGTGGGGGTTGCTTGGGCAAGTACACATTTCCTTATAGAAAATAAGTTTGCCACACTCACAAGTCCTGCCATCAAACTGTAAGTCGTTTGGTTGTGGTATAACCCCATCAACCTTATGTGCATCTTTACAAGGTTTGTTATCCATCGCTAAAAGTGTTTAGTTGGATTTCTTTGAATTGAAACCCGTGATTAACAATAATTTTTTCTAATTGATTTATCCTATTACTCCAAGTGTGATTTGATAGAAATAATCTATTGGTGGCTTTTGCAGCCCCCTGTACAAAAAAGTCCCTATACAAAGCAGCGTGACATATTTCACCTAATTCTTTAAAGTTAGACCATTTGTAAATAAAATCTTCTGACAATCCTTTTATATCTTGGTGAACCGTGAATATACCACAAGCCAATGCCCTAAAATCCCTATCACTACAATATCCTTCACGTTCAAAGTTGTTTTGGGTAAATGTTATCTTGGCTGAATTGTAACAAAGTATTTCTTCTTGTGGGTTTAGGAATCCACCTTTTTGCCCCAACCCATAAGCCTTAAACTTGTCTCCAAATTCTTTCTCCATATACTCAATTACTTCTTGTCGTTCTTTTGACTTAGGGAAGTTTAAGTTTGAGTTTTGATAGTTACTACCTATGAATACTATTGGGGGAAAATCAAATATAGTGTTCTTGTTATTAAACTTTCGATACATTTTAGTATCACAACTTGGTTGCATATAATCAACGTTGTTAATCCCTTTTTCTTTTAGTTGTGCAACACTTTCTCTATCACAAAAAAGAATAAGATTTAAGTGTGGGGCAAGTTCTTCTATGAAGTCAATATTGTCCCTTACATCTACTGTATAAAAAAAAGTAAATCCCAACTTAGACAACTCCGATGCAGTATAACTGTCTAAAGAACCTTCGTTTTGCATTTGAATAAATATCAAATCGGGTTCTTCCATTGCTGCTTTAGCAATAAGTCGTGGGGAAACCCCCTCTATCCCTGCGTTTAGCTTTACTTTCTGCCAATCAATTTCAGAAACTTCCCATCCATTGCTTTCAAATGCTTCGCTTATCCCCGTATTTGGATATGCGGCACTTGTTTGTCTGATGTGTAATACTTTCTTTATCATTTGTCTTTTTTTATTGCTTTAATATGTTCCGTATAATAACTTAAAGAAAATAAAGAATGTTTTATTAATAACTTCTTACCTTCTTCCAAATATTTATCTAAGTCATTATGCCCCCACTCTTCTGGGTCAAAACTAATTCGGACTTCTTTTGTTGTTCTCTTACTTTCTTTATGTTTTATATAAAAAAATAAGCAATCTCTCTGCCGCCAGAACTAATAAAATCGTGAACCCAATCTTTGTAAAAAAAATCTGTACCCTCAAAAGATTGTTTTAAAATACTGTCTAAATAAAGTAATTCATTAATTTGTATCATATATTATTTGTTAATCGGTTAAAATTTTGTTCCATCATTATTGAAAAATCAACAACTCCCAATTCTTTATTATAAATACTATCAAGACCTTTATGCTTTAATGGGTCGTAGTTGAATATGTCTGATTTAGTAGGTCTTTGTGTAAATATCATTGGGTTACTGCAATAACACTTGCCTAATGGCTGTATCTTTCTCATAATACTTACATCTATTGGTTGTGTTTCATCTTCCAAGAGGGGCAAGATTAGATTTATCGCTTCCTTCGAGTAAAATGTAGCGTGTAAAGCGTATGAAGCTGTTATTTTAAGTATGTTTTCAGATACTTTAGTAGGTGGAACTAATAAGTTTACCCCTAAGTGTAGGCAATGATAGTCTTTAGGGATTTGTTGCAAACATTCTGAAATAAACCCTTCTGTACCTTCTATAAATTTAGCATCATCTTCAAATACAAGTATATTTTCATAATTCATTAGTTTGGCTATTGAAAAAAGGCTGTGCATTGTCTTAATTAAACCAACATAACCTTCTTTGTTTCTTAAAGCATCAAACTTAACCCATTCAATCCCCAATGAATCCAATTCCTTACCCAACACATCAAGTCTATCCGACTTTCTTTCGGGCAATGAAATAATAAAAACCTTATCTACAAAATCATTAATTAGCATCTGTTATTATTTGATACTTGAAAGAAATAAACTTGTTGGTTATCGTTTTCTTGACCCCTTCGTAAGTAAAAAATTCATTGAACATTGCTTTACAGTTTTCTTGCAATATCCATATTTGCTTTTCGGGATATGATTGCAATATAATATCAATGTCATTTATTTCTGCTTCACTAATAACAATACCAAATCTTTCAAATTGTTCTTTTGTCAGTCCGTATGGATATAAATGCTTGTCAGAAATGTAAACAGGGATACTACCTTGCTCAACCGCTTCCATTATTCTAAAACTACTCAATCCAAACCCCCTAAAACATAAAGTAAAAACAGATTGTGCCATTATATCGCAATATTCTTGCATTGAATGATTATCTGTTGATATGTAGTAGTTGGGGTTGTTTCTTAAAGATTTAATACCTTCACTTCTTAGGGGGTTTGTTAATCTGCCAACAAAGTTCGCCAAGTACTTCTTATCTGTTTTTTTTGATTTGCCGTGTGGCTTACAGATAAGTGGCAGTATATAGTCACATTGCTCGTCACACATACCAAATACCTTTATGTCTAAGTTGCTTAAATCGTTGATAACCCCCAAATCAAATTGGCAAATAGTAAAATACTTCTTTGACTTGTCTAGCTTATCCAAATAGGATTGTAATTGCTTTATCGCTAGTGTATCGTTACCGAAATTGTGGTTTTTATAATAAGCAGTCCACATAATAGGTAGATACTCTCTGTCTTTCACTTCTCCTTTGTATGTTGATGCAAACCATTCCTCAAATATTTGTTCGTTATCTGATGGATACTTGCTTGTTTCTTTAGGGGTAAATAATTTGGGGATGCCAAAATCGTTAAATTCTTCCAATAGCTTAGGTATATACCTTTTTTCTGCGAATTTCAAGGCACTTTTAGCGGGTTCACGTCTAATATAGAACGCATCACCCCATCCTGCCCCTGTCATTGATAATTCTACCCTATCAAACCCATTTCTTTCCAAAAATTCGTCTATTTCGTGCAGTTTAGGCACTCCCTTGTAGACTTCTCCCGTGTTTACCTCACAATAAATGTACTTCATCTGCTTTAAAAAGTTACCAAGACCTTTTAAAGCCATCAATTCAGCACCCTGTATGTCTAAATTTAAGAAAAAATCAGAAACGTCCACTCTTTGTATTCTTAAAAAAGTGTCTAATCGCTTTGTAGTAAGTTGTATTTTACTTACAAATGATACTTCGGGGTGGTTTGTTGTGTGTGTACCAAAATCAAATATTGAACTGCTTTCCCCTTTGTTAGAAGAAACATTAAATTGCACTACTTCACCGTCTTTGTCGCCTACACATACATTGTACGCCTTGTGTGTGGGGTAATCTTTCAGTATTTCTTTTGCTGAATTAAATGTTTCGGGCAATGCATCTACCCAATAAACGTTTTCAAGACCATTACGTTTGTAATCCTCTCTTTCTTGGAAGTAATTAGCCCCAACGTGAAGTACCCCGTTTGCTTTTATATTGTATTTGTTATTTAGAAAGTCTAGTTTAATCAGCATTTTTTTTATTTTTTAATTATCAGATATTATTTCACATTGGTCTAACCTAGCATATACATAATCCCCATGTCCATGTATTTCAATTATTAAAGGACTATCTAAAAATGACATATTATTATCCAAATCTTTTACTACTATTGTGCCTTTAGGATATTTATAAATAGTCCCATAAACATCTTTTTCTATTTGTTCTTTCAAAACAAGATTTCTCATTTACTTTTTAGTTATAATTATTAGTTTTTCATCTGCCTCTATTGAAACAGACTTTATTAGGTTTTGGAATACTTTACTTTCCCCATCACTAAAGAACTTGTTTTGTATTTTACCTGTTTCCAAGTAGTTTTTAAACATCCATAGTGGGGTATCTTCAAATACATTTACTCCTTCGCCCCAATAAAATTCATCCTTGCAGCAATGGGTATCCTCTATAAAGTAAACACCGCCACTATTTAAGTTATTTACAAATAAGTGTTTAAAGGTTATTATTTGGTGGGCAGAGTTATGTGACGCATCTTCTGAAATTAATTCAAATTTTTGATGTATCCTAGATAAAGCATCTATATCTGTTTGGCTACATTGATAAGGGACAAAAAAGTGTTCCCTACACCATCTTTGGGTAGTGTGGTTGGGGTCTAAAAACAAATCAACACAATGAATATCAACCTTGCTTTGAAAGTAATCATTAAACATAAGCAATGATGCCCCTTTTGCAATACCAACTTCTAAATATGCTAATGTATTTTTAGGGATATATTTTTCGTAAAAAGGTAAATACCCGTGTTCTACTTTATCTGTTTTGTATCTTCTTCCAAGTGTTTCTAAATATGACATTTATTAGTATTTAATTTGATGAAAATAATCGGGTATTATTGTTTCAGTAGAAAGGTGCTTGTTATCTTCTCCAAACCAATTTTCTTTTGAAGGGGATATGCAAATTTTATTTTGTGAATCAGAAAGTATTGCAGCAATTAAACTAAATGTGCTATTGCTAATTATAAAATTTGCACAACCAAGCATTAATAAAAAATCTTCACTATCGCTTTTACCTTCTGAAAATAATACGCTATCTGCATTTAAAATAGGGTCAAATAATTTATTAAACCCTATTAAATTATTTTTACACCAATCTATATCATCAGAAAAAACAATAAACATAGGTCTTAATGGCATTATACCATTAATAAAATGAGCGGATTCACATATATATTCATAAGTTACACAAGGATGCTTTGAAGACAACTTAACATAATCTCCACGCCTAACGTGCAATGCGACTGTTCTTCTATTTTTAACAGAACAATCAAATAACATTATCTCTCTTATCTGTATCAAGTAATCTTTAAAATACAATTCGCTTTGCCTATACCCATCAATAACTATGTTTATATTTCTCCATTCTTCTTTAAATGGGATTTCTTCGTAAGCGTGCGATTTTTCTGTAAGTATTATTGTTTGTACTGATGGATTCCATTCGGGGTTTTCTAAGTGTGTTATTGCAGGATTCCATACACTATCATTAAGGGTATGTGCAGGGATATGGTAATCTAATCCGTGTTTCAAAGCATAAGCAATAGCGCAAAATGCTTGAAAGTATTGGTTTCCCATCCGCCCGTATAACTTAACAGAAACCATTTTTAAAAAAAAATTTATATCCTAACCGTGTGGGGTTTGCAAAGAAAGTTATGCCTTATAGAAGGAGTAAATTCTACCACCACACGGTTACGATGTATCTAAAAACTATTTTTAATTTTAACCATAACTTTCTTTGCGCTACAAATATAGTGAAACTTATTAAAGTAGTTTAATCTTTTTTTCAAGTGACATTGCATCAGCCATATTCTTGTGTACATTCTTCATAAACCCCGATTCATCGTGTACTAAATGATTATACCACATATCTTCTACTACTGTAAACGTTCCTCCTTTTTTCAAGTGGTTATATAGGTGGTTGATAGTATCTGCTTCTAGTATTTCACTATCGTACTCAAAAGCGTTTATGTATGTTTCTTTATGGCAAACGTAGTTGCAAGTATTTAAGCAAGCCCCGAAAAATGGTACTCCTATAAACTGTTTAACACTATCACTATCAAATAGGATATTTTGAAATTGTCTATAATCAAATCTAGGCATAGCCCAACTTGGCATATAAATACATTTTGGTTCTAGTACTTCGGGGATATGTTCGATATAGTGTTCTGTCAATTCATTATCACTATCCAAAAGGATAACCCAATCGTTATAAGAATATGCAACCGCATCACGCTTGTTTCTTTGCATCCCCCTATTCCTTACTTGTTGTACTAATCTTACTTTTGGTTCATCTTTAAAATACTCATTCAACTTCTCAAAAGAACCGTCTGTACTAGCATCATCCAAAATAAGAATATCCCCTATTCTATCATTGTTTAATACCTTTTCAAAAGACTTTATCGTTAATTCATAACGATTGTAATTAGTAATTGCTAAACTTAATTGCTGCATTGTGAAATATATTTTTTAGTTGAATGGTCGAATGTTATTTTATAATCCCTTATCAATCTTTCTACTACCCTTCGTGAACGAACCCCTAAATCTTTTGAAGCAGAAACAAAACACTTGTTTTTATTTAATGCTTTTAATGTGGCATTTCTTATATGGTAGTCAATGTTTAATGTTTGTTCTGTCATTGATTTAATTATTTGAATGTTTCCAATGCTTCTTCTTTTGTTTCAAAATACTTACCTGCCGCACCTGTATTTTTATCAAAGTTGTAAAAGTTTCTACACGACTGTTTATCTACATATTCATCCGCTTTCATCAAATAATTAATCCTATTTAGTTGACTATTTAACTCATAAATAAGACAGGCGATATTAAAGTTGGGCGCAACTACCTCTGCAAGTAGTTTTGGTTCTTCAGAAGGGTCTTCACCTTGTCCCCAATGATAAAACCCAATCCATATTTCATATTTATGCAAAGGGTACTTTCTTTTGTTATTTTGTTCTATCATTTACTTAGTTTAAATTTAGTTGGTTAGTTAATGGGGTTTTGTTTGTAATATTCTTTATTCATATAGTAACACCTAAAAGACATATCTGTATAATTACCTTTTGCTATTATTGATTTTTCATCGCTTTGTGTTGCATCTTTTATAGCCCATTTTCTGCCATTTTCATCCAATGGATAGCAATGATATTTTCTTTTGCCGTATTCTGGCATTTCTATTTCTTCATTTGTAACCTCTATTGCCATTATTTATTAAATTAGTGGTTATCTTTATTCCAGTGTTCTTTTAATTGCTCTCTAAAAGTTTCGTATGGGTCTTCGTATTGCTCCCCCTTTAAGTATAAATCATAAATACTTTCGTCTGTTGAACCCATCCAAGTAACTATCCCCCCTCCTAAAATAGTGTGCTTTATGTGCATATAATTACTTTCTCTACGTTTATAAACATCTCTAAATTTTGCAAAGTCAATACTTTTTTCTTTTAATAATGCTTCATTAAATAAATCGAATTTAGGTAATAACTTATTTGTATTATTTATTTTATTAATAGATTCTTTCTGTTGTTCTTCTGTTGGCATATTGTTTATATTGTATAATATCAATGTTTTTGGCGTAGCCATTATTTATTAAATTTAGTTGTTATTATCTTTAAAATTATCAATAATTTCTGCTGCTGGGTCAAACTTTTCTAAAACCAAAGTTACGTTTACCCATATACCACAAGGTAAGGCTACCTTAGCTAATATTTCAGATTCATATTCAACACCTTCTTTTTTTATTCTTTCTAAGAGATACTCTAATTGTTCATCAAATATATCTGTGATATTATCGTGTGGCATTATTTAATAAATTTAGTCTGTTAAATTAACCTGCATTAAAAGATGCTAATTCTACCCCTCTTGTTGCGCCTTCGATTGCAATGCCGATTAATTTGCAAGTTATATTTTCACTTAATTTAGCCCAACTTGACCGCATTGTATTTTCTACAAATGTGCTTCCATCGGGATGTATAGTTCTTGCATCTTGTTCGCTTTCTGCACATACTATCATATTGTCGTATGTATCGTAATCATTGTTGTCTGTTTGTTCTAATAAATAAAGATTCATTTTAATTAAATTTAAGCATTAAATAATTTAGTTTTTCTATGTACTCCCTTCTTAATTCAATTAGTTCGTTTAGGGTGAATTTATGTACCAAGTGAGATTGTTCAATTAAGTAGGTTGTTATCCCTTTATGTAGGGATTCTAAAGCATCAGTGTATGGGGCTTTGTCGGTATTGTGTATTTCATTGCAACGTGGGCAACTTTCATTGCAGTTATTAAAGTCAAACCTTAATCCTAAGTGCCTTCTATCTATATAGTGGGAATTGTGCATTTTTGTCCAATGATTACGACCTTTCCCCTTACAAACTACACAATCAACAAACCCCGAAACATCACTATGCCTAATCCTTACTATCTTACTTGTTAGTACATCTAAATCGTTAATGACATTTTGCATACTTTCCCCTTGTATTCCTAACACTTCACTTTCTCTTTTCTTTGAGAATTTAGAAATAGGTTTAGGGGGGTTTTCACGCATATAGCATTCCTTTAACATCCCCTTTGCCCATATCCTGCCTTCACGTTTACAACCGCATTTGCATTTTTTGTTCTTAGGTATTATTGTTGAATTAAAAGACATTTATAAAAATTTAAAAAATAAAACTTAGTTAGTAACCTATTATTTCAGACAGTAGGCTTCTCACCTCGCTTTTATCTGTCATTATCATTCTAACAATGCGGTTGCGACATCGAAAATTATAAACCTATTTCACGGCGTTTTATTTTTTAGTGTTACTACTTCCTTTTTCTTGTACTGTAATAGAATCCCAAAACCCATCACTATCATCTAATAATTCTAGTGGGAGATTGTTGTCTGCAATTACTTTAATTGCTTCTGTCCTTGCTTCGTTACCAACCCCCTTAGCAATCTTACCATAAACTAAACAATCATCATATACCATTAGGTTTTTCTTTTTGTAGAATAATCTTCTAAAGGTATCTAGCGGGGTTTCTTCGCCCCCTGTTTCCGATAATCCCCCCTCGTAAACATAAGGTTCTTTGTTATCATTTTTTTTACTCATAACTTTTTATTTTTTTTAGTACGGGACAAAAGTAATAATTAATTCGGAATAGTAACCAAAAAATTTCTGAAAAAAAATAATTTCTTATGTAAATGTTTTTTTACTATGTTTGCATTTTCAAATCAACAAATAATAAAAATTATGGAAGAACAAAAGAAAGACCCTCGTGATTTAATAATCGCACACTTAAATGAAAAGGGGATTAAGAAAAAATGGTTAAAAGAAAAATTAGGATTGTCTGACACTCACTTCTCTTTAGTACTAACAAAAGACCGTGACCTTACAGATGAAAACTTAAAAAAGATAAACGAAATTTTAGGAACTAGCTTTTAATCCACACATAAAATTCAAATGAAGGAAACTTTTATTATACGAACAGAGTGGTTTGACGCTATTGAAGATTTATCGGAATTAGAACAATCTATAATCTTAAAGAATTTATTTTATTTTCATAGCGACAAAGAAAACCTAATTAACCTAAATAACCTATCGGTTAAATTGGTTTGGAAATTAATTGAACCTAATTTAATAAGGAATATTAATGATTATGATAAAAGGAGGGAAACTTCTAAGGATAATGGTAAATTAGGTGGTAGACCACCTAAATCTAATGAAAATAAACCTAATAAACCTAATAAACCTAACGAAACCCTATCTGTAAGTGATAGTGTAAGTGATAGTGTAAGTGTCCCCGTTATTGAACCTGTAAAAGAAATATCATTTACCGATATTGAAAAAAAGGCAATTTATAGCCCAGAATCATTCCCAACTTGGGGCGTAGAAGCAAGTAAATTTTTAAAAGATGAAATTTTTAAGAAAAATTTTTGCAAGGCTAAAAATTTAACTTATATTCAAGTTGAAAAATTTATGATTGATTTTGTTGTAGAACAAAATTTGAAAGCACAATACAAGGATGTAGCAGGATTGAAAAGCCACTTTACAAATCATTATAAAAAACACTATGAAAACAAAGAAATAGTTAATGGCACATTACCAAAAGGATTTGTAGACGTACCAAAAGATTTTGATTATAATAGTGAAAATGTAGGAAAATGGTAAAAGAACAATCAAACATAACCGTTTCAGAAGCAATTATTATTGTTGGGAAACAATTTTATGGAGACAAATTTTCTTTAGAGAATAAGCAGACTAAAGATTTTTACAAGAAGATTTTTACATCTATTTATAAAAATGAAAAGGGAATTTTTATAACAGGCTCTATTGGGGTTGGGAAAACTGCTTCTATGAGAATTATGCAACGTCTTTTAAAGGACACAGAAAGGCGTTTTAAATGGGTTTCTGGTTACGAGTTGAAGGATATGTCTGAAACTTATACTTCTGCTGAAATTAAGGAATATTATGGCAAATCATTATTGTGCGATTTGTATATTGATGATATTGGGTTTTCTTTAGATGTAAAAAGGTATGGCAATACAGTAAATATAATTTCAGAAATTATTATGGAAAGATATGACCTTTTTATTACTAGCGGATACCGAACACATTTATCATCAAATATTGTTGCTTATTTAAAAAATGATGATGGTAAAACACCCACAATAGAAAAAATGTATGGGAATAGGGTTTTAGACAGGATAAAAGAAATGTGTGAATTAATAGTTTGGAACGGAGAAAGTTTAAGAAAATAACAAATTTGATATGGCAAAAGATATTAAGGGTTCTGATATTTCAAAAATGGTATTGGGTAATGTGTCTTTACCACACTCAAAAGAGTTGGAAGAACAAGTTTTAGGTTCTATGTTGGTTGATAATTCTTGTGTTAATAAAGTACAATCAATACTTAAAGAAGAGGATTTTTATTTAGAAAAAAATAGAATTATTTATAATGCTATATGCGAAGTTTACAAGAATAACCCTGTTGATATAGTACTTGTTTGTGAATGTATCATAAAAAATAATTACATCAATGAAGTAGACGGTGTATATGGAGTTTCATTATTAACAAATAATGTTACAAGTACTGCAAATATAGAAGCCTATTGTACATTGATAAAGCAAAAAAGCATACAAAGAAGGTTGATAGATTTCAGTAGTAGTATTTTAGCAAAATCTGCTGACGTAACCCAAGATGTTTTTGATTTACTATCTGATTCTGAAAATAAATTAAGAGGGATTAATTATGAATTATCTGAATTAAAAATAACCCCTTTATCAACAATAGCGATGAACGTTATAACGAAATTTGACCAAAGGGTTTATAACGCAAAAAATAACATAGAGGACTTAAATAGTATTTATACCAATTTTAAAGAGTGGGATGAAATTAATGGGGAGTTATTTAATGGTATTTACGTTATTGCTGGTAGACCTGCTATGGGTAAGGGTGTTCATTTAACAGAATGTATTTGTCGTATGTCTAAAAAAACTAGAATAGGTGTTATTAATGGGGAAATGACAGACGAGCAATTACTTAAACGTATTGGCTGTAACCTATTGGGTTTTGATAACTTTTTATACAAAAAGAATCCAAAGTACATAACAGAAGAAGAACAACAATTAGTACACGATGCAATGCAAGAAGCTATTAATTTAGATTTTAGAATTTATAATAACAGGTACATAAACAAAATTTCGACTAAAATAAAAAATTGGGTAGAAAACGATGGTGTTAAATGTGTTTTTGTTGACTTCTTGACCTTATTAAAATTACCAAAAGAATTAGAGCGTGTTTATAATACAGCAACAGCTAGGGTTGACTATATTTTAGACGTATTAACTTCACTTTGTAAAGACTTAAAAGTCCCAATAATACTTTATGTTCAAATGAATAGAGAAATTTTAGGGAAGGGTAGAAGTAATCACGAACCTAACCTTGCAGATTTAAAACAATCGGGTAGTATAGAAGAATTGGCATACCAAGTTTCTTTTTTACATCGCCCCGAATATTATGATGAAAATTCAATAACTGACGAATTAGGGGAAAGCACAAAAGGGTTGATGTATCAAATAATAGCAAAGCATAGAGATGGCATAAATGGCAGATTAAAGTTTAGGGCTGAATTAGGTAAAAGTAAATTAATAGAATGGTATGAACCATTTGAAGAACTTAAAGGTTTTCAAATAAACGGTAACATTTTTTAAACAATAAAAATAAACACAATGCAAAAAAGTTTTTCAGACAACCGTAACAGAGAAGTAATAATTAAAATAGAAGATGATTATATATCTTTTTATTATGCTGATTCATTTAGGCACATGGAACAATACCTAGAATTAATAGGCGAAGAAGCGGCAAACGAATTAAGTAAAGAAGAAAAAACTGTTTACGATTTTTATTATATCCCTAAAGAACAATGGATTAATGATAGAAACAAACCACTTGAAAGAGGTAATAATTGGCATCACCACATGAAAGAAAAAAATTGGTTTACAGATGCTATGTATAATTTTTTAGAAACAATTAAGTAATTTTTTAATCAAACAATAAATACAAACAGTTATGGTACTAGAAATGACAGTAGTGGGCAACATTGGGAATGATTGCACTATCTCAAACGTACAAGGTAAAAATTGCATTAATTTCAACGTAGCACACGGGGAAAGTTATAAAGATGCAAATGGTGTTAAAGTAGAAAAATCAACTTGGATTAGTTGCGCCTATTGGGTTGAGAATACAGCCATATCCCCCTATCTAAAAAAAGGGACATTGGTTTATGTAAAAGGTAAACCCGAAGCAACAGCCTATCAAGACAAGCAAGGTAAGTGGGTAGCACAGTTGAGATTAAGGGTTTTTGAAGTAAGGTTACTTTCTGCATCAAAAGAAATATCACAACCGCAACAATCTACACAAACCACAACACCACAAGGTAACGGAGCAAAAATAGATTATGGTAATAATAATGTAGAACCAACTGATGATTTGCCATTCTAAAATTTAACTAAACGGCTCAAATTTTAATCTTAATGTATTTTGTGTACAATGTACCCAAAATTAAATTATCGTTGAAATTTGAGCCACTTAAAGCGTTTTTAATAACAACCTAAAAAATAAAAAAAATGAGTAACAGTAAAGAACAATTATTTAGTGATGATTATGTAAGGGGGTTTTTAAACGGAGTATTGCCTCCTTTTATGGGGATGGAAACACAATGGAGTAATTATAAAAATTCACATCCCCCCATTCCCGAACCAATAGTAGAAATGCCCCGTAGTAAACACCCTATCGAGTTAGTAAACGAAAAGTACCCTAATGGGTGGTATTGCGAGGAATTTCAAGAAGTAAAAGACGATATAAGAAGTCGTTTAGGTGAAGATGCTTATTGTTTTATTGATGGTATCAAATATTGGGGTAAAGATAATAGCCCTAGTAATTGTATTTATGCTGCTGATAATAGTAAATTTAGCGACGGCTATACTTTCATCACCCGTTCCGAGTATATGGCGATTACGAGACCACAACAACGAGACTATACGGGGGTGAAGTTTAGGCATAAGTCGTCGGAAGAAATTAATATATTAAACAAATACGGAAATGATTATAGGGTAGAAGGTTGGTATTACTATTCAAATGAGGCTATTACTTCATGCCAAATTTCAGTTTTATTTCAAGACGGCACTTGGATAGAAATCCCCAATGAAGAAAAATGGCAACCAAAAGTAGGCGAATTAGTAGAGATATACGGTGACAATGAATCAGACGGGGTTTTCAGAGGCGAATACAGTTATACTACAAAAGATGGGTATCATTACATTAAGGGGAAAGATGCCATTGGGTGTATTAATATACGTCCTGCTTCTAAATCCATCCACATCGAACAACCGAAGCCTGAACCAACACAAAGGATTGAATCTTTAGAGAAAAGTAGAAAAGAATTGTTTACTAATCAAAGTAATATTTTTAGTAGGCTAGATGCGTTAGAATTACAAGATGAAAAATACCAAAAGATGTTATATAAGTGGGATGAAACTTTAGAGGGGTTACAACATTTATTAAAACCCCAACCAACTAAAAAAAATCTTGATATAGAGGGGCATGATTGGAGGAAAGTAGAATGTTTAAGTTGGGATGATTTAAAAGGATTTATTAATACAGATTTTTATTCTGATGTAAAGCAATTAATTTGGTTAAAAACAAAAAAATAATGAGCGAACAAAGAAGCAATATCATAAGTGCCTTTCACCACCTTAAAGTATCAAGGGAGTATTGGGAAGATTTAAAAAGGGAGTTGCCCGAAACTGACGCAGAAAAGTTAGCAAACCGATATATCAAAAAGATAGATTGGTGCTATGGGGATTTTATTACTATCCCTGCTTTCCCCGATGCAGTAAGAGAAGGGGTTAGGTTAGAATGGAGTAGTGATGTGTTAGCAATCCCCGAAATAATGAATAAGATTTCGTTACTAACCCCCGATAAAAGAAGTTTAGTTGAAGAACTTGTTGATGCTTTATATCGAGGGGAAAAAATTACTTTTGAAGAAAAGGTTTAGTTACATTATATTTGCAATAAATAATACAGGTCGCATCTGTATCATTAAACTTATTGCCCCTTTAGATTGGTACTTTATGCGACAAAGTACTGGTTTTTAGGGGCTATTTTAATTTAAAAAAAATGGAAGATTACAAAGAGTTTCTGCAAAAGAAACGGCACTCAATAGGGGATAGTGGATTTAAGCCTACTTGGTTCCCATGTATAGGATTTGATTTCCAAAATTATATTATTGAAAAAAATATTGTTAAAGGTAGAATAGCAAACTTTTTAGATACAGGATTAGGTAAAACATTAATCCAGATATCAACAGCCTACAACATTGTTTTACATACAAATAAACGTGTGCTAATACTTACTCCATTAGCGGTTGCTTTTCAGTTTATTAAAGAGGCGGAAAAGTTAGGTATAGATGATATTGAATATTCTAAGGATGGAAAGTTTACTAAGAAGATTGTTATATGTAATTACGAGCGATTACACTATTTTAACAGCAGCGATTTTGTAGGTGTATTATTAGACGAAAGTAGTATTCTTAAAAACTTTGAAGGGGCTATTAAAAACGAAGTAAATACTTTTATTAAAAAAGTCCCTTACCGTTTTCTTTCTACTGCAACGCCATCGCCAAACGACTTTATTGAACTTGGCACAAGTAGCGAAGCATTAGGCTACATGGGTTATATGGATATGCTTACAAAGTTCTTTAAAAACAATCAAAATAGCGTAGATAGTAACAACAGGAATATAGGCGAAAAGTTTTATCTTAAACCACACGCCGAAGAAAGTTTTTTTGCTTGGGTTAATCAATGGTCTGTAATGTGCAAAATGCCTAGCGACTTAGGATTTAGTGACGAACGATATAATTTGCCCAATTTAATAGTAAAAAAACATACAGTTCAAAATCAATCCTTAATTGATATTAGCGGACAAATACAAATGTTTACGCCTATTGCTAAGTCAATGACAGAGGTTAGATTTGAGCAAAAGCAAACAGAAGAAAAGCGTTGCGAAAAAGCTATTGAATTAGCAAAAGACAAACTTTCTGTTTACTGGTGTAATACAAATAACGAAAGCGCAATTTTAAAACAAAACGACAAAGAAGCCGTTGAGATAATAGGCAGTCAATCAATAGAAAAGAAAGAAGAAATATTGATTGCATTTGCTAACGGTGAAATAAAACGTTTGATAACCAAAGCTAAGATGACAGGCATGGGATTAAACTGGCAACATTGTAACCATTCTGTTTTCTTTCCAACTTGGAGTTATGAACAATATTATCAAGCGATTAGAAGGTTTTGGCGTTTCGGTCAGACTAAAGATGTTACTATTGATATGGTAATTTCGGACGGTCAAACTAGGGTTATTGAGGCACTACAACAAAAGACAGAAAAAGCTATACAACTTTATCAGAACCTTACAAAAAACGTAAACAAAGATTTTACACATAAGACTAAAGAATTTAACAAACAAATTATTTTACCTTCATTTATTTAATTATGAAAAAGAAAACACAAGAAAAAGAAGTTCTAATTAAAGAACAAGTAGTTACCGAAAATTATAGCATTTATAATGCCGACTGCATGGATGTTATTAATGCGATGCCAGACGAAAGTATTGACCTATCTATTTACTCCCCTCCATTTGCAGGTTTGTACAATTATTCTAGTAGCGAAAGGGATTTTAGTAACTGCGAAAGTAAAGAACAATTTTTGCAGCAGTATGAGTTTTTAATTGAACAAATGGCAAGGGTGACAAAGAAAGGTAGAATTAACGCCGTACACGTTACAGATGTACATACTAACACATGCCAACTATGGGACTTTCCACATGAAGTTATTGCACTTCACGAAAAGTACGGTTTTGAATATCGTAATAGAATAACCATTTGGAAAGAACCTTTAAAAGTTAGGATGAGAACAATGGTTCAATCTTTGATGCACAAATTTATAGTCGAGGATAGTACAAAGTGTTTTACTGCTATGCCCGATTATGTGCTTATATTTACAAAAAAAGGCGAAAATAAAACCCCTGTTATCCATCCTTTTGGTCTTACTCATTATGCAGGCGAAATACCTATTTTACCAAATATTCTAAAGGCTTGGAATAATGCAAACGAAAGTGATTTAAACGAGGATGAACTTTGGGAACATTTGAAAGTTTCTTTTGATGACCACAAAGACCCTAAGACTAATAAACTATCGCACTACATTTGGCAGCGTTACGCCTCTAGCACTTGGGATGATATTAGAATAGACGAAGTTTTGCAGTTTAAAGACAGCAAAGAAGAAGATGACGAGAAGCATGTTCACCCTTTGCAATTAGATGTTATTGATAGACTAGTGGAACTTTACAGCAATCCTAACGAAGTTGTATTTACTCCTTTTATGGGTGTTGGTAGTGAAGTTTATAGCCCTGTTTCTATGGGTCGTAAAGCGATAGGAGTTGAGTTAAAAGATAGCTATTTTAAACAAGCTATTATGAACTTGAAAGAAGTTAAAGTAAGGTTTAAAACTACTGATATACATCAACAATCCCTATTTTAACATAAGTGTTTTCATTTTGGTTTAATGTGTAAGCCCTGCATTTTTATGTGGGGCTTTTTTGTTTTTAAGGCATAAAAAAAGGCAACCGTTATTGGTTGCCTAAAAGTTTATCACAAACAGAAACAATATATTCCCAACTATTATCTTGGGTTAATAATACTTCTTTGTCTTTGTAGTTAAGACGTACCCAAATATTATCAGACCCCACTAACTTACTTATTCTTTTGTAACGGGGGTGATGTAACAAAGTAGTGATGTTGTGTTCCCAAACTTCTTGTTCTATCATTTTAAAAAATTTTCTAGTATTTCTTTTTTTAATTTCATTTGGTTGGGCAAGTATTCTTTGTTATACCAATCGGAAGCCTCTTTATTTTTGCAATACCAAAATAGTTCTTGTAAACTTTTGGATGGTTCAAAAACTATTTTATCGACCCTCACTGTAAAATCTTTACTTTTTCTGCCATAACTAATCCGCCAACCTTCCCCATACATAAATGGGCTACCTAATTTTCCTAGACCACAAGTATATCCTCCAAGAGATATATCTGATTTTATTTTATCTTCAATGTTTTTCATTTCTTCTTTTGAAGGTTCAATTACATCGTAATCGAGATTACGCCTTTTTGCTATTGGTTCGTCTTTTAAAACGGCAAAAAATTTCCAAATATCTTTTTTTTGTACCATAACTAAAATAAATTATCAATTAAAATAATAGAGTAACGTTTCCCCTTCCAATTATAGTAAAGCACAAGTAACCCTGCTTTTGGTAGATAGTCAAATGAAATATCTAAGGTCAATAGTAGAATTATAAAAAGGGGGATGATTGCACCACAAAAAAATAGATTTGTCATATTTGTTTTTTTATCCGTTCATTAATATTCTTAATAAGTTTTTTCTGATTTTGCTATTGAAGAATTATATATGTCTATAAGTTTTTCTTTAAACTCAATATTAGATTTACTTACTTCTATTAATGAATCCAATGCAGAAAATCTTCTTTTAGAATAAATATCTTCGTTTATATACTTGTATGTAGTAAACCTTATTCCATGCTGCAAATCAATTAAGTATTTTATATACCCAATATTAACCCCCCAATTAAATATATAAGCCATGTCTTTAGTTAGTTTGTCCCCAACTAAGAATAACTCTATATTTACAGAATCAAAACATTTTACTGCCGATTCGTAGAAATGCTGCCCATATTCTATTAATTGAATGGCTGCACTAATGCCTAATTCATCTTTTTTTAATTCATAAATACTTACATCTAAAGTATTGTCAATGATAGAATATGAAACAATGTCTGGGACTTTACCCGTAGGTAAAGTTAATTGAGATACTACAATATTTTTAATTCCCGAAAACCCCCTTATAATAGCATCATTTACTTCTTTTACTATAAAGTTTTCTAAATTCTTTTCTGAAAAAATCTTGCTCATGTTTATTTATTTTAATGATTACTAATATCAAATTTTGCTTCTCCATCTTTGTTCCATGAAATTATTTATAGAACTTTCAGACTTGTATTTGTTTTGGGGTACTGTTTTTTCAATAGGGTTTTCTTTTTTTTCTTCAACCACCTTTATTACTTCCTTTTTGTCGCCGACTTTAAAATATTCTAAAAAAGGTTTGACCCATTTCTTAGGTAGTTTTCTTTTCCCTTTTAAAAACTGCTGCAAACTATTCTTAGGCAACTTAATCTCACGTTCTAAATCGGTAATAGATTTATAAACAGGTAATGCTTCAATCAACTTTTTTGCTTCTTCAATACTTAATTCCATTTCGATAAACAAATTTAAGCAAAGATAAGCACTTTTAATCAATAATAAACACTTTTAATCAATAATAAACACTTTTAATTATTTATTTTTTCATATTCGTGTAATAATCCTCCAAAATTTTCGATAGCTCTTCGTTTTTTGAGACGAATTGCCCGTTTATTTTTCGTACTTTAATGACTTCAAAACCGTTTTCTTCTATGTATTTTTCTATGTCTTGACGGTCTTTTTGGGTGGGGATTATTGCCCCCGAAGCCACATTTAGCACTTTAGTTTCATCCCATTGCAGCCCACACGCCACCACATCACTATCAAGATTATACTCCAACATCACCATTTTAAGTCCATTCATAACATAACTATTTTGCCCAAAACTAAAAGCAAACAAACACACTATCAAATCTAATCGGTAAACAACCAACCCCCAACACATAAGCACACGAGTAAGGGAATAAACCCACCTAATCAAAACAAATCGGTGAATAACCCGTTAAAATC